GCCAATATTGCTCCTGCTTTGGCGGTATCCATCCGAGGGGCAGTGGCGCCCTTGGCTGCCAGAAATCCTTTGAACCGATCCCCGGATGTAAAGATACCGTGGTCTACGTTAATCTCCTGCGTGACGCGCCCGGAGTCCATCGCCTGCAAGATGAAGCCTCGCGACTGGTTCGTCTCGGCGTCCACGATCTCGACGACCGTCTCCGCCTCAAAGTGCCAGTTGGTTTCGCGGGAGAGCAAGTCTTCCCGCGTCGAGTAGATCCCGTTGCTCCCCAACATAATGCCCTTCGCCAGATCGCTCATGTCGTCTAGGTTGGTGCCCGCCGTGGGAGCAGCCTTTCCCCGCAAGTCTTTGGCGAGCGCAGGCACGTCCATAACCGCCGCCATCGCTGCAGGGGAGTAGGAGTAGGCGTTGTTGCCCTGCGCGTAACCGTACATTCTGCGCAGCTCCTCCTTAACAGCCCTGCGCGTCGAATGCCCGTCGCCCTTGTACGAGTTGATGAGGCCGCAGCAGGCGTCAAGATGCTCGTCCAGTGTCTTCCCTAGGGCGTTCGACAGGATGCCAAGCTGCAAAGCGACCTTGTTCAGCCCCGTGTCGCTTACGTTCTCCCCGTTCATCAGCGCTTTCACGCTCTCCGGCCAGTCGCCGCCCATGCGCTTGATAAGGGTGTCGTCCGTCTTTTTCTTCGAGCGCTCGCGGTAACGCTGCGCTATCTTGGTCTGGATGTCGCCATAGAGTGCCGCGAGTTGCGGAGATAAGACCGGCTCGGCGAGTTCGGGGAACGGCTGCGGCTCGCTGCACAGCGTTTCGTACAGGTCAGGCGTCATCTCGCGCATTTGAGTCAACGAGATGGGGACTTTAAACCGCCCTGCCTTCTCGCGCTCGACGTTTGGCGTGCGCCACATGCGACCGCGCTTCGCGCTGTACACAGCCAAGTCGAGAAACTCTACATACGTTTCGTTAGCAATTTCCTTGTAGATCGCGGGCAAATACTGCACACCGCCCTTCGCGCTGGAAAAGCACTCATGCGGAACTTCTGCATGAAACCCGCGCCCGCCAGTGGCATACAGGGAAACGCAATTCAGGTCAAGGCCATATGATTCGGCCATAAGGTCGAGCCAGCGATTGACGGCTTCGATGCCTTCAGATATCTCAGGGCAATCCCAGTCGGCGTAAAAAGGTCCACTGTAGCGCGTCTTGAGCGTCTCTTCTAGCGGGGCGTCGTCCGCGACGAGATTACTGAGGTCCAAAACTGTGACGTACTTCGGCTTGCGGGTTTCGATAACGCTCGCCCGCTGCGATGAGGGGGCGGAAAGCCAACCCCCGGTTTTTTCTAGTGAAAAATAAAAATAGGTGTCAGCCATGTGGGCAACGGCCTGTGGTGTGGGTGTTGGGAAGGTGAAGCGGCATTGTACTACCGAGGGGCGTCAATGACGAAATCGATGGGAGCCAGTCATACGCCACCTTCCTTCAGCGCGACTTCCAACGCCCGGCGAAGAATCTCAGCGGCAGGCATACCAGACTTGAGGGAGAGCGCGCGCAGCCTCTCAAGCATCTGTGGGGGAAAAAAGAAATTCACTCGTTTCACTGCGGACCTCTGTGGGGTGTAGGACTGGCGGCAATCCTACACCCGGTGGTCCGAAGTGTCAACCCCCGTAGAGCGCTGCGCGCAGATCATTCAGCGATGGCACGACTTGATTCACCAGCCCGTCGTTTTCAACCAAATTTTTCCGCAGCCGTACTTGGATCGTCCCCCCTGCCGTCGCAATACGCACACTCACGACCTTTTTTTGGCCTGGTCTTTCCAAGCGTTTCGTGGCTTGCCAGAACCCTTTCGCGTTAGTGGGAATCTCTAGGAAAAGCATATGCCACGCAACCTCCTGCAGCCCATCGACACCGACGCCCCCGCTCAGAGGGTTTAGAACGATCACGCGACACGCCGGGTCCCCCCGGAACCTGTCCAACGCTGCGTCCTTGTCCTTCGCCGACACATCCCCGTTCACTTGCACGACATCCACACCTCGCTTTTGCAGATGCTCTACCGTGATGCGCACAGAATTCTTGTAGTTGGCGAAGACGACCAGCTTGGCGTCGCCGATCTCGGCCAGCGTCTGGTCCAACACTTCGAAGCCTGCGGGCACAAGCTTCTCGTCCTGAGCAAACTTGGCATACCCTAAAATCACCTGTTGAAGTGATGCGTATAATTTTTGAGGGGTGCTTGCATCGATCGCTCCGCCGTCCTCCAGCAAGACCAGTTGCTGCTCGGCGATCTGCTTGTAGAGTTTGTGGTGGTGTGAGGACAGGTCGTACTCAATCTCGCTGATCGTCGCCCTCGGCATATCCGGTCGCGCCTCAGGCGTCGAGACATACGAAGCGCGCTTTGCCATGTTGGACTTCAACAGCGGTAGATTTTTCCATTCGATAACTTTCCCAAAGAAGTCTCTTTGGCCTACGTGGACGTTCTCGAACTGCGTTGCCGAGCGGTAGAGTTCTGGTGAAGTGAGCCTGCAGTACGCGTATCCATCTATAGGCGTGGATATGGGCGTGCCAGTGAGCAGGAGCAGCCCTTGGCCTGCTGCGATCTGAAGAATGGCGCGGAAGTTGCCTGAGGCGTAGTTTTTGATTGACGTCGCCTCGTCTACAACAATCATCCACTTCCGGCCTACGAACTCCGCGCTGAAACGGTCGAAGTCTTTCTTCAGAATCTCGATATTGGTCACAAACGCGACCGTTTCGTGGTCGATCTCAATCGCTGCGCGCTGCTTCGGCGTACCTGCGTAGAGTTTGTTGGAAATACCGCAAGAGTTAAGCCAGCGGACCCACTGCTTCAAAAGCACCGGAGGGCAGACGAACAGGATCTGCGCGCCGGTTTGTTCCCGGTAAATCATGGCATGCAGCGTGCTGGCTAACGTCTTTCCCGCTCCCATGTCCCAAAAATAGCTAGCTCTGCTAACAGACTCTGAAACCAGCCGGTCGATCTCGTCGCGCTGGTAGGCAAACGGTTCGAATGGCAGCGTGACTTTGCCCAGAATCTTATCCACTTCACTCATACAAACTCCCCGGGTGCTTCTTCTATAAAATAATCGGCGTCGCCGTATTCCCGGCGCTCTCCATTCCCTCTGAACCAGCAGCGCTTCGACCCGCGCCGGTGCATGGCGCCCGTCATCATGCCCGCCCACGCGTAACCGCTGCACATACACCCCATCGCTCGGGTGTTGCGCCGGTTCATCCACGGGTCAGGCCGCCAGTCTCGCGCGCCGCACCAGCACATCGGCGGGCGTATGTAATCCTCAGGCGACTTTTTAAGCACTCGGCGCGCTTGGCACTTTCTGCAGCGACAATGAACACGGCTCACACATTTCCCCGAAAGTGTGCTATGGTGTAACTACTCTCTGAGAACATGTGGGTTCCGTGGGTGGGGCGTGGGTGGAAAGGCCGGGGTCGTTCCCGGCCTTTTCTTTTATGCAACGCTCATCGCTGTCAGCTTTACGTTCGCCAGATGCAACTTGACCACGTCCAGCCTCGGCAGCATCGCGTCAGCCGTGCGGACAGCATTCAGGATTGGGGCCAGTTCAAGCTTCGTGGCGGTCAATTCCCCTGTCTTCGCGCCGATCTGCTCCAACGCGCGCATGCCCGAATCGATCTGGCGCAGTCCATTTGCGAATCTCTCCTCCCCCTCCACAGCCAGCCCGATCATCCCCAAGATCTGTGCGAGCATCTCTATAGCGTTCCGATCGGGCGCGCACGCCAGCGTGCCGTAAGCCGTGTGCAGGCCCATCGCTATCTCGTCGTGCAGTTCCCGCATTACTGGCGCGCGGATCAGGCGCGGCCGGTAGGGCTTGTTGCGTTTCTTGGCGGTCACGCGTAGGCTCCCAGCGCGTTCGGTTTTGCTACAAACACATGCCAGACGAAGCCGCCCTCCGTCTGGAACGTGCCGATGTAGTCGCTAAAACCGATGCCGTCTGGAACTTCCCAGCCGGTGCCGATGACCGCCACGAGACGCGCCTCTTGGGCGTTCTCGTCGTCAACGAGCGCCCAGAGTACCGGCGCTCCTCGCTGCGTATGGACGCACAGGATGTCTGCGTTTCGGGGCATCATGACGGTGAATTCCGCAGCGCCGCTAGGGTCTAATGAATACTTGTGGATGGTGCGCATGGTGTGGGTAGTTTAAAGGTCGACAAAATCCGGTTCGATCAGGTCTTCATTCCCGATCGTCACCAGAAACTCAATGAATTGTTCGCGGTCCATCACGCGGGCCGACTTCTCCAAGCCGCCCGTCGAAAACGTGCCCGCCTCAAGGATGTAAGCGCGCGCCTTATCCGTCAGCCGCATCGGTACTGCGTAAGGCTTGAGCTTAGGCAGCGTCTCGATTGGGTCGTAAAGCGCTTCGACGCCTTCCGCCGTGATCAGCGTCACGCGCGCTGGGCGCCCCGTCGCACCCCCCATAATGTCAAGGTGGCGGGCGTACTTCGCATGCGAGCGCGCGATACGCCCCCGGTAGCTCGAATACACGTCGCGCATGTGCTTGTCGCGATGGATGTCCTGCAGATTGAACCATTTCGTCATTAGTTATTTTCTCCTTGAGTCTCTTCTTCAATCCAGCGGTCGATTTTGCGCAGCAGCGCTGCACAGCGCGCCTCAACCTTGTAGCGCAAGGCGCGTAATGCCCGCAGGCGGGTGCTGTACAGCGCCTTGGGGTTTTGGGTGGTTGTGCGATCCGTGTAGCCTACAGCGTGGCTTACGCTGCTGGAACACGCCACTTCAACTCGGGCGCTGTCGGACAGTTCGCCAACAATCGCAAACCCCGTGGATAACTCTCGGGATAGCGCCTGCGGGTGTGGCGGTATTACGTCAGGCTCAACCGGCGACGTGCGACGCAGGGCTGCTTCCGTCAGCAGCGCTTCCATCCGCGCCTTCTCGACCTTGGTCATAGCGCCCCCTGCTCCACGGGGCCTCCGTCTCGGTTGCCGTACGCCCGCGCGCGATCGATCACAGCCTCCAAATTTGGCTTCTTCCACCTTGCAGGCTTCTGAATCTTGCCGCCCGCATCCAATTTACACTTTCCCGTCACCGGGCTGATCTTCGCGAGGTTGCTGCGGTTGACCTCGTCCATCCCTTCATTTAGAGGCAGACCGGCCATCGCCGCCATGCCCATCGAGACGACCAGCGTGTCGCACAAGCCGTCAAGCAGCGCTACATCGTCCTGCTGCAAATCCCCTGCGGTCGCCTCGTTGGCGAGCGTGTACTGGATGCCGTCTTTAAATTGACGCATACGCAGCAACGCCGCGCTGTCGGACTTGAAGCACGCCTCGACGGTCTCAAACGACTCCTCGATGATCAGACGAAGACACAGCTTCGTCTGATCCAATGTCAGCGCTGTCGGATGAATCGGAAGAGTGCCTCGCGCAGCCTCGTTAAAGCGTACGACTTTCAGAAAATGGTCAGACATGGTAATTCCATTTGGGTGGGGTTTATAGTTTAACTCAAAACGCTCAATAGAGCGGTTACATCGACAAATAATCAACCATCACATACCCGCCCCACTCGTAAAGAATCTCAGCGGCCAACTCGCGTAGGTCCTTCCGGTTCTCGTGCGTAGCACGGGCAACAATAAAAGCGTCCTCGCCCTTGGCGACAATGAACGGGATCAAGTTCTCAAACGCGTAGCGCATCGCGAACCAACCATGCCCGTTGACTTTGGCTGCGAAGCACGCGCCGTTCTCGGTGAACTCGATGACGACCGCGCGCTGCACCGTCTTCCCGACGTTGCTTTTCGGCTTGAACTGCTTCAGCGCGTCAGGCAGCGGTGCCGGGACGTTTAGCATCCCGCTCACGACCTGCGCGTAACCCATCCGCGTCTTGCCCGCGAGCGCGTCCCGCTTCCACTGCGATACCGGGTATTCCGGGTGTTCGTAGTCGGGCCGCGACTCGATGATGGCCTGCCACTTCTCTTTCATGCCGACTGCTCCGGCGCGTCGAAAGTCACAGTGATGCTGTACTTTCGGCAAAGCTCCTCGGCCTTCTCCCGGCTTGAGAAAATGTGCAAACCTTTAAACAAGCCTGCTGTGATCTCCCCTCCAACTGCGTCGAGCATCAGCACACCATCAGCGTAAAGTCTGTCGGCGTCGTTTCTCAGGGGACTGAGTTTGATCTCGGTTTTCATCCTAGTCTTCTCTGTAGTAAATGTGGGTCCGAAGGGGGTCTATACGCTCGTCTTCAATCTTCTTTTCGCGAATCCCGCTTGTCTTGCCCCGCGATGTAGCCTATGCCGAACGCGCAAACAAAGACAACTATCCAGATGATGCCGTCCATCATCGTGCGGCACCTCCTAATGGGTACAACGCTTCGTTGACCAGCCTGCGCACGTCTCTATCTGCCAGATCCCGCCGCAGCGTCTTGATCGTTGCTTTGATCGTTTCCAGCGCTGCGTCGAGCTTGGCTTTATTCTTGTCGGCATCAACTAGCGCTTGCGCCAGTGACCTCGCGCGCTTTCTGCTCACTTCTGTGCTCATGATCGCGACGACACGCCCGCGATCATCCTTAACCAAAACGCCGTGTTCGGGTGAAACAACTACCTTAAGCATAAACCTCCCCCGGTTGGTTTAGCTAATTATACTCACTTTATCGTTCCCGTCAAGAATTAAAAACGCTCCGTAGAGCGCTTCTAACCTACCTAGCCTTAAAGTCCGGCCTGATGTAGATGTTCTCACCACGCTGCAGCACGCCGTCAATGTGGTACCCCTGGCAGTACCACGCGCCCATCGACGGCACGCAAGCAACGTCCACGACGCGGGGCGCGATGTTCGCAGCGCTCGCCCCGCCTGGTAGATACCCAGGGACCGTATACAGGCCATCGCCGACCGAGACCGCTGCGGAAAAGCCGGTGGACCTCCCCGGCGAAGGCACACCCGAACCGAGCGGCACGCGGGCGACTTGGATCGTCGCCGGAAAGTTGGCGGGCATGCCGCCGTTGCTCAACGTTTCCTGAGCCTGCGCGGCGGCGCTCGCAGCCAAGAAGACCCCCAGTAGAATGCCTCTCATGGCGCTCTCCTCACTTCAGGGATACGACTGCAGGCGCATCCGAAGAAACCGCATGAGCGTCCGCCTCAGGCTTATAGATGGGCGTAATCTTGGTCACAACGCCCTTCGCATCCACTGATGCGGTGGTCACAGGCTTGGGCAGGGGTGCGGCCTGCACAACGGTGCCCGTTGGGATTTCCTCGCCTGTGGCCGGGTCTAGCAGCGGGCGCCCCTTAGCGACCCACTCGTCACGCGACATCGGGCAGCCGCGACGGATGATTGACGCGTCGCTGCGCCGGTCCATCACGCCCCCGCTCACTGAGATCGAGTAGCGTATGTCTTCGTCCGTACACAGGAGCGCCAAGGACGCAGCGTGCTCGCCTTGGTTCCACAACTCCCGGGCGTTCTTCAGCATCCGGCAGTTGTTGTCCGTCCAGGTCGTGCCGATGCCGAACCCAAACGACATGCCGGAGGCGCCCATCGAAGACGACCCCATGCAGGTGTCGTTGCTCGATGTGAGGGCGGGCGCGAAAGCGGAGTTCGCAGCATACCGCGTGCCGCCCACGACTTCGTGGCTGTCGATCGACAGCGACTGACCTTGGTTTCCGCCCGCTGACTGCGACGAAGCTGCGTTAGTCGACGTGGTGGCGACGCTGGAGTTGGCGAAAGCAGCAACCGGCAGCAGGAGTGCTGCGGCAATGATCAGATTTTTCATAGCGGGTTCCAGAAGGGCGTGAGGGAGGGGTGCCCCTCCCTTGTGGCTTAGTTCGCTGCAGCCTTGGCCGAACCGCCGTCAATCACCCAGTTGCTGCCGCCGCCCACATTCTTTACGGCGCTTCCGTCGCTATACGTCGTGTTGGTCAGGCGCGAGCTGTCACTTTGTGCCGTTGCCGACGTTTCGGTCTGAACCGTATTGACTGGCACGCTAACGCCGTTCACCGACACAAAGCCCGGCGTCAAGATGCCCGAGTCCGTCGCGCCGTAGAGGCTGGTGTTCACAGCCGAGTTCCCTTGGATCTGCGTCACGCCTTTGTTCGCGTCTCCTGCGGAAAACGACGACGAGCCGCCCGAGACGTACGAATTGGCAATACCAGTCGCTGCGCCTGCGTAGCCTGGCAGAGCGGTACCTTCGATCGACTGCGCACCAGCGTTAGCTGAGTTCCACGAACTGGCTGCAGCGCGGCCTGTGCCAGTCGTCAGGCTCTGCGAGGACGTGTAGTCGTGCGTCTGAGCGAAGCCCGTAACAGATGCTGTGCCGCCTTGCGCGCCTTCGGGAGCGTTGACGAAGCTGCCAGTCTGGCCGTAGGTGGCGAAGGCGCCGCTTTGGGTGGACGAGTAAGCAGTGCCGACCCCTCTGGAACTGGCGAACGCTGCAGACTGCGAATTCACCACGCCAGACGCTGCGGGGGAGTTCGCCAAGTTAGCAGGCGGATTGCTCGGGCCGACCGGATTAGCCATTGCCGTTGCCGAAGCTGCCAGAACCGCCACTGCCAGAAGTGCTTTTTTCACGTGAATCTCCAGATGGGTGTGGCGCGGAGCCGCCGCGCCTGCGGTAGGTCGTTACGCGGGTTGCCGATCGAACATCTGTGAATACGCTTGCGCGCCTACAGTGGTCAGCCGCCAAAACCCGAGGACGTTATTGACCAGACCCATCTGACGCAAATCCGGCAGCGTGGTGTAACGGCCTTCCCAGTCCGTAAATGTCCCACGCTCCTTCCCCACTGCCCTGAACGCTTCCACCTGTTGCTCAACCAAGTGAATCGTCGTGGTGAAGGTTGCCGTATTGCTCATGATTTCGTCTGACGCTTTATTAACAGTCCGCGCACAGTGTAAGGGCGGCTGCAGAGCGTCAGCACTTTCTGCGGAGAGTGTTACTCCAATTACATCTGGTAACGAGGCGTCAAGCGGTGCTGGACTGTGGCGTCTCCGAGTACGTCTGGACCGTCGACTGTAGACGCTTCACGCGCTCTTGCAGCACGCTTACATGGCCTTTCGCAGCCTCTAGCGCCCCGCACGCGTCGAGGAGTTGAATCTGGGCGAAGCGCAACTGCTTGGTCGCGATATCGAGCGGGCTGGGCTGCACAAACGGGTTCGGGATTTTCATGGTGGGTTCCTTGTGGGTGGTGGGTTACTGCCAGGGGGCGCGCCCTTGGCACATACTGATAAACATCTCGGTCTGGTTTCTTTCGCACGCAGCGGTAGCGGCGCTCCGCGCTGCTGCCTTAGCATGCCAATCCCTCCCCGATTTCAGGCTATTAACCGCGCGTATGGCGCAGTCCAGAATCACGTGGTGTAGCTTCCAGTAACTAGGGTTTTTGGACTGTAACTCGGCAGTTGCGTTGTACGCAGCAACCGCAGCGTCCGCGTCCCCAGACACTGCCCAAGCGTCCGCCGCAGCTTTGGCAGGTGCGTCGTCCCTTTGTAGGTCTCCCGCTGTCACCCCCAAGACAGCGTCCATAGCTGCTTTGTAGGTCCTCCCATAACGAGGGTGCATGGGGACGCAACCTGTAACTGGCGTGGTTGCCTCGCTCCAATTTAACCCTTCGGAGGCTTCCCATTCCGCCGACGCTGCTGCTTCGACCGCGCCCCTAGCACCCCAAACTGCAGACTGCACGGCCCCCCATCCAGGACCGAACTCGTCCCACCTTGTGAATTCAGAAAACCCTGAAGCGCTAACTGCGGCCTCCGCAGCCATTGCTGCGAGTTGCCTTGCTATCGCCGACTCCCGTTGCTCTTCACTCTCGTCTCCTCGGCACCCCTCAGATTCCGCAGATTTGCGCGCGTCTGCTGCAGATGTCGCCACTTCTTCTTTCGTAGCGTTCCCCATGGCGTAACGTTCCGCCAAGACCACCGCCCGCTTGCTGCGAGGGTCTGCCATCAGGTGCTGTACTTGCCGCGCCGCCCACGCAGCGAACATCCTGGCGTCCCTTCCGCAGTCTGGGACGAACCGAAGAGCGTAAACTGCGTCATCGACGCCGTTCTTGACAGCTAGGTCGGCCAGGCGGATAGGCGCGCCGTTCAGGTACTTGGTTACATAGCATCCGCGTTCCTCGACTCCCTCATCAAGTAGGGGGTTCCACAGCATTTCTACGACTCTGTCGCGATCTGCGCCGTAGAGTTTGGAGAGGGAGAACTCGTAGCAGGCCATCTTGGCTCCTTGTGGGTGGGGGTTACTGCTCAACGTCTCGCTGCATACTCGTGCGTAATGCCTGCGAACATGTCGTCTTCGTCAAAGCGCAGGGCGATGTGGTAGCCCGGCACCTGCCACTGCATCAGCTTCGCGCGACCGATAAAGCTCACGCTCGTTGGCTCTCCAACAGCCTCAACGATCTGGTCCTTCGACTTGCCGTACATATTGCCCAGCGCTTGGAAGCGCCGCGACAGGCCACGTGCATTTCCGCGCCCCTTACCTGAGTTCGCCAGCAGCACGAAGATGAGCAGCGTTACGATCAGTAGTGTCATTTCTCTCTCCCTGTTAAGTTGATAAAGCTAATTATACCTTCTTTTTAGTTTTGTGCAATGTTTTTAACGCAGCCCTCCCGCAGTGGTCTTAAACGCGTAGGAAGACTCTTAACGTTTCCCAAATGCTTGCCTTCTTCGGCTTGTCCGTCTCCAGCCTCAGGTCCCCGATGTTCACCATAAACTCGACCGGCGCCCCGTCAACCACGCACTCCACTTTCGCCAACTCTCCGATCACGCTGCGCACAACGCCCGGCTGATCAGTCCAGATTATGCGGCGCATGTCGCTATCTAGCCCGTATGCACGCCCGATGTAGATCACCTTGTCGCCGATGTTTACCTTTTTCATCGCCTGCTCCTGGTTGGTTGCTTCGGGTGTTGCTGGTTAGGGAAAAGCCCGGGCATGCAGCGCTGCGCCAGTCGCGCGAGCAGCGCTTCGACCAGGATCGCAGCAGCAATGCCGCCAATCCACACGCCGATGTTTTTGAACTTGTCGTCGTCCATAGCTCAATCTCCACTCTCCGTCAACTCATACGTCCAGGCATGGCCGTCGAAATTGTCCGGGTGCAGGCTGATGACCATACCACACTGCCGCGCCATGCCATTGATGACGGCCCAATCAGCGATCTCGTCGTCATCATCGAGCAGGCTGAATACCAACTCCGCCGTCACCATCTGAAATGCCTTCTCGACGTAGGGCGAGCGCTTGCACGCGTCGTCCATCATCGCTTCGAATTTGCTGAAAGGGCCGTGAATCATGGTTGTCTCCATTCCTGGCTATCGTTACGGAACTCCGTGACGATAGCACCTTCGTAGACTATCTGGCCCCAGTTAGGGCCTCTGCCGACCGGAGGGACTGCCGCCTTTGCCTCATCCAGCGTGTCAAAGCTGCCCCGGAAGTCGTCCCAGCCACCTAAGGGGTAATAGTCATCGCCGCAAAACAGGAGGTAGGGCTTCATTCCAGAACCTCCTCGCGCACGTCTATATCGTACTCGTCGAATTCGAAGTCATGGAACTCTACGATCGTGATGCCTTCGCTGCCGTCCATCCTCGGGAAGCCTTCCTCATCGCCTTTGAGCAACGACGCTATGCCACTGAACGAGGTAACGCTTTCGCGCAGTGCAATCATCAACGTCATCTCCAACAGCCCGGGTAAAGCGCCTCCTGTTCTCCTCGCGCGGTCCTCAGCATCGCCCCAGAAGTCGTTCCATTCTTTGATCTTCGCGTCCGTCAGGACATCGTGGTCGATGTCGACCGTCATGTGATGCGTACCCGAGTAGTCTAGGTAATAGCGTTTTTTCATCTCGTTTCTCTCTGTGGTGGGTTTTGGTGGGGCTAACAAGGTATATTAGCCCCACGCAAGGGTTATTTACCTAACTTGTCGAGCCAGTTGAGCAGTGTGAGCCACTCGCCGAAAGCGTCGGTCACTCCCTCAGATGACTCGAACCGAAACTCTAGGGACCGCGCAGTCTGGTTTTCCGCGAGCACTGCCCCGCTCATGCCTACCGGGTAGGGAAGGGTCTTTTCCAGGTGCGCCATAACTTCTTTCTTGCCCGCTGAAAACCCCTTCCAGTATTGGTCAGCCGAATCGCATTGCACAGGTGGCTCCCCTACCACGATGAACGCGATGCCCGCAGCGGCCGCAACTTCCTCGCAGTCTGCAGGATGGCTCTCGACGTACATCACGCCGCCGCGAGCCGTTGGGCCTGCTTTCCTGAGCGCCCATTCCGCAGCAGTCTTGACGAGTCGACTGCGATCGCCTCCGGTCCCGCCTGCCGTGCCGACGAAATGGATGCCTGAGGGCGTCACGACCGTGACTTTGACGGTTTCTGAAACGAATTTTTGCGTTGCACAGTCCTCAGCTTCTTCGGAGGGAGTCGCCTCAGTCCTTTCCTGGTCTTCCGCCTCCTTCAGAATCCACGCCCCAAGTCTGCGCGCTTGCGCCTTAGATGGGCACCCGTAGGCCAAAATGTTCAGAGGCGGCAGGCGCCGCTGCGAGGTGCGGACGTACTCGGTAACTGCCGCGTAGCCCTGCTCCGGGTCGAAGAAAGTCACTGCGGCGCAGTTGCTACGGGTTTCAAGGGTTGCCCGGGGAACCAGCAACTGCAAGCGCATCCACTTCGCGCATTCCTCGGCCCAAATCTTAGCCGGCGCTTGGTCGTGAAGGAATTGGCCGCCCTCGACAAACGCTGCGCACTCCTCGATCGTCTTGTTGCGCGACTCCGTTTCCGCTTTGGTGACTTCCTTACTGAGAACTACGCAACTGTTCATCGCCCGGCTGTAATTCTCCTGCGCCCACTTGAGACGCTTCTCCAAGTCTTCGACACGGCTGGCCATCTCTGCGCGGGTCTCTATATGCAGCTCATCCGCTGCTCGGAGGAGTTCATGTGCCCACTTCAGATTCGCCTCGGTCTTTCCTATCAGGCTTCCGTTGTACAGGACCATCTCTGCCTCACCGCAGGTCGTCGCACCTGACACCTCATCCCGAACAGTGCCGATCTCCGCAGGTGCTGCTGCGGCCGCCATCTTCATCACCTCGTCCGGCGTCGGCGCGGTGTAGGTGACCTGCGCCCCTCCTGCGCGGTAAGTCACGCTGTAACTGTCAGACTTGAACTCCGCAGCGTGCCCTTCCGTCGGTGCAGTCGCTTTGTTCAAGATGTCGGCTATCTCTTGGGCTTGTTCGGTGGTGGCGTCGTGGACGAACATAAATACGCCTGCAGGTCCTAAAATTTCTAGGGTCGCGTCTTTGTCGGTGTCCCGATTTACGATCCAAGGCTTGCTTGTGTCGATAGTTTTCATACGTTCCTTTGGTGGGTGGGTCGCACGCGGCGGCCCGGTGGGTTATTTTCTGCTTATTAACTTAAGCACTAGACGGACAGCGTGGAGAATCGCCCAGGTAGTGCCTGTTCCAAAGACAAGCCCGATCGTCAAAGTGATCGGGCTATCGATCCCTGCGGAATACGCCATAAAGTCTAGCAACGCCCCTATAACTAAAGCGCTGAGGATTGTCTGGTGTTTCACAATCGCCTCTAAGATTTGAGTTACCCGAATTATAAGGTATTTATAGTTTTCGTAAGCTTTTTCTTTCTTAAAGTTGTAACGGAGTGTTTCTACAGAGCCTTTTCGCAGCTTGAACGTAACGCGCCGCCTTCCGCAGTGGTCGCATGAGCCCGGTAATGTAACCCATACGGAACACGGATGTCAGCATTAGGCGGCTTCAAAGATCTCACAGGCTCCCGGTTCGGGATGCTCACAGTAGCAGCACAGGCCGAACGGGGCAAGGACGGTAGAATTCGCTGGACCTGCAGGTGTGACTGCGGCGGCGAAACTACCACTAGCACTTCAAACCTCAAGTCTGTCAAAAATCCTACACTGGACTGCGGTTGCAGAGGGCGTGCGGCAGCCAAGTCCGATCACGCTGGAAAGCGCTATGGGAGGCTTGTGGCCCAGATTCCTGTAGGATCCGGATGGGGCCGCAACATCAAGTGGGAGTGCCTTTGTGACTGCGGAAAAACCTGCGAGATAGTTGGAGTCTCACTGTCTAACGGCACAACTAAATCCTGCGGCTGTCTTTCTCTTGACTTGACAGCCGCACAGGGACGCCGTAATGCTACACATGGGCACACTAAGGGGTACGGGACCACTCCGGTCTATTCGTCTTGGAACAACATGTTCGCACGTTGCTACAACCCTAAAAACAAAGACTACTATCTATATGGCGGTCGCGGCATACGAGTCTGCGATCGTTGGAACAGGTTCGAAAACTTCTTGGAGGACATGGGGCCTACGTGGGAGAAGGGCCTGACAATTGATCGCTATCCCAACAATGACGGAAACTACGAACCCGGCAACTGCCGATGGGCTACCCGCCTCCAACAAGTTCAAAACCGAAGGAAATACGGACATGGCAGAATTGACTACGCGGCGGCGCAAAGCGCTGCCAACAGAGAAGTTTGCGCTACCAGCAACCCGACAATACCCAGTCGACACGAGAGCTAGGGCGGCTAACGCAAAGGCTCGCGCAACGCAGCAGCTTGCTAAGGGCAATCTTACGCCTGCGCAAAACGCAAAGGTCCAGGCAGCTGCTAACAAAGTGCTCGCCCAAACCGCTCCCAAAAAGACAGCAGCAAAGAAAACCACGAAGTAACCCACCGGGCGGCTCGCCGCCTTGGAGAAACACCCATGAAACTCTTAGCCGCCCTCCTGCTCGCCCTGCCGATCGCCGCGCACGCTTACACCCTTTCTGACGATCCGTGGTCAGGCCACACGAGCCACAGCGGTCCTTACACGACCGGACAGTATTCAGACCAAAGCGGCGCTGCTTTGTCGACGTATTCCTACCGTTCCGGCTCGTCCGACTACTCGCAGAGCACTTACACGGGGTCGGACGGTGTGAGTCACACGCAACACTGTACGACTCACATCATCAGCGGCTTTGTCGAGCACACTTGCTACTGAATCACAGGCCCAGCAGCGTGCCCAGTTGCGAGAAAAGTCCTTGCGCTTGCGTGTGCGTATCGAGCGGAATCAGAATCGAAGGGCCGCTCATGCCTTGGTTCTGAGCGCCGACCACGGGCGTCACCACAACCGGCACCAAGCCTTGTTGCTGTTGTTGTTGCTGGGTATTGGCCTGGGCTTGCGCCTGGTTGACGGTCTGATTAACCTTGATGCCCGAACCGTCCACGCCGTCCGGGAAGTCAGAGGTGGTGGTGCCGTCGCCTACGTCTACGTCTGCCATGATAAGTTCCTTGAAAGTTGGGTAAATGCAAAGTGCCGCCTGCGTGATTCAGGGCTGCGGCTCGCCCGTTACTTCAACAAAGCCTGTAGGCGCTTCCCGTCTGGTCGCCCCACCCCCGTACTTGCCGACCAGCCCGCTGCCGCTGCGAAATACCCGTTGTTGCCTTCCGTAATCGGCACAAAGTGCGCAGCGCCTTTGTAAATCGCCGGGTGCATAAACCCTGCTGGCTTCCGGTTTAGCGCGTTTATCCGGGCAACGAGCGCAGCCATCAACGGGGCGACCGCGCTCGTTCCGCCGATCACGTCCATCACGCCATTGACCATCACCAGATAGCCGGTGTTCGGGTCAGCGTTGCCCGTCAAGTCCGGCGCGCCGCGCATCGTGAGAGGCTCGGTGCCCCCGGCCGTAAGCGCGACTTTCAGGCCGTGCTGGTAAGTCGGCAGAGGGAAGACCGTGCTGATACCTCCGCCTGTTGCGCCGCCTTGGCCGGTCTCTTGATTGTTCCAGACCGTCTCTTTCGCGACCTGCTCGCCCATCGCGTGAACGGTTGTGCCGCCGCAGCCAACGACCCAGGGGCTGCTCGACGGAAAGTCAGCGTGCTGGCGCCCGTCTGTCAGGCCGTCTGTCGACCCGTTGTCGCCTGCCGCCGCGAAGACCGTCACGCCCATGGCGGCGGCCGCCTGCAGTGCGCGATTCATCGCGGTCATCGCTTCTTTCGTCCACAAGACCTCAGGCGCTCCCCAGCTAATCGAGATGACGGACGGCTTATTGATCGTGTCATAGACGGCCGCATTGATCGCGTCGAGAAACCCCTGATCCGTGTTCGGCGCGAAATAGACCGCGATACGCGCTCCTTGCGCGAGCGCGCCGATGACTTGAATGTCGAGCGCCACCTCCCCGTCGGCGCCACTATCCGCACCGCCTGGGCTGTTGCTCGCGTGGTCGATCGACACCGGGACGATATCCGGCACATCCAGCCCCAACTCAGCGAAGTAGGCCCGGTTGTCTGCTGGCATATACCCGCCGCCCAACTCGATGATGCCCACACACTCTCCGGCGCCGATGCTGTCCGGGAAGTTGTAGAGCGCTGCGAACTCATTGGGCGCGAAGTAGGCTGTCTGCGCCTTCACCGCCTTCGGGCCGATGCGCTGCGCCAAGCTGGGCGACTGTACTGTTCGGTTGACTATATGGTGGGTCTCGCTGGCGGGTCGCGTGTCCAAACCCACGACCGCCTCCACAATGCCGTGCAGGCTCTCGGGCACCGTCGCGGCTTCCGTGACGCCTCGATATGTGCCCTGCGGATAGGCAAAGCGGTGCATCTTCACGTCAAACGCGTTCTCGAATTGCGCAGCGGTGCCTGTCAAATGGATCGTCGCCCGCGCGACATTCTCATCAATCACGTTCAAGCCGTATTCGCTCGCGAACTGCTTGACCTTTGCGCGGTCTTCGTTGGTCGCGCCGAACACGCGCGTGAATTCAGCGCGGGAGAGCGTCGGCTGCGATCGATCGCCCTCCGCCATTTTTTCCGTGATCTGGTCCAGCAGCGCCTGATTGTTTCGGCGCAGTACCAGCGACACTTCCATACGCTCGGCGGGGTCTACCGGACCTGTCGCCTCAGCGCCCCGGAAGGAAGGGCGCGCGTCGCCCAGTTTGATCCTCATTTCTATCCCCTGGGTAGTCAGACGGTGCCGTTCATGCCTAGGAAGACGCGTAGTTCCTTGACGTCGTTTGCGAGCAGGTTGCGCGCGTTGTCCAGGCTCGTCTGAAAATCCAACAGCAGGTTCTTTTCCAGCGTCTCTAGCCGACCTTCCATCACGTTGAGCAGCGCCTTAACAGCCTGCGCGCTGGCGGCTGAGATTGTTACGACAGGCTCCTCAGCGACGGCGACAGGCTCCGTGCGGTCTGTGCCGGGGTTCACGCCTAGCGGTGCTGCGGGTAATGCGACAGGGGAAGCGTTCGGGGCGAAATCGGGCATGGCGGGTTCCAATGAGAAAGACCGGGCTATGCGCCCGGTCCATTATCATAACCCGCCGTCAGACGAATCCGACGCTTACGCCGTATGACGAAATGTAGCTTACCTCGTCTCCTGTATCGGGTATCCTGCCCTGCTTTATAGCAAACTCGTGCTATATTTCACGCGTGCGCTGGAACGCACGGTATTAATTCAACTTTCAGGGGAATCTTATCATGGCAACTAAGTCCGAAGCTGGCAGGTTGGGAGGTTTGAGGAAGGGTGTCAATGCGCGCACACCTAAGGCCACCCACCAGGGAACGCTAAAAATAGGCGGTGCTGAAATTCCGTGCTTTGTTCTAACGGACGGTACAAGGGTAATGACCCAACGGGGGTTGGGCAGTGCCGTATCCCTGTCCTCCGAGCGGGGGGACTCAATTCCCCGTTTTCTAGGCTCAAAGTCTATGGAACCCTTTTCCAGCAAGGCTTTGACGGTGGGACTGGAAAGCCCTATAGAGTTCACAATGCCGCAAGGGGGCACGGCGAAAGGGTATCGAGGGGACTTGCTCCCTGAGCTTGTTGAGGCGGTGCTTTCGGCGGCGGACGCGGGTGCCTTGGGGAAACCTCAGGCGCACGTCGTCGCTCAATGTCAGGCCCTCGTCAGGGCACTTGCGCGGGTAGGTATCACAGCGTTGATTGATGAAGCCACGGGGTATCAGAGGGCGCGCACAGCGGATGCCCTTGCGACGCTGATGGAGGAATACCTGGCGAAAGACGTCCGCCCCTGGGCCAGAGCGTTCCCGCCTGATTACTACAAAGCGCTCTGTGACGCCTACGGCCTGCCGTTCTCTGTTGTATCAGGCGAGTATCCCGGTTACTTCGGCCACGCCACGAATAACCTGATCTATGACCGGATGCTGCCGGGCATGCGCGCCGAACTCAAAGGGCTGAAGGCTGCGCGCCGTACAGGAACGATGCATCAAGGGCTTTCTGAAAAAGTAGGAACCAAAGCTTTAAGCCACATGATCGGCTTGGCTACGGCGGCTCTGCGGTTGGGAAAATCCCGGCCCGCAGCGGAGAAGCTAATGGACGAGCTAGGGTACCCTGTTCAGCCCCGAGAATCGGATAACGACTAAAAGGAAAGCCGGGTAGTTTTCCCGGCTTTCCTTGTTTTCCTGACGAAATGTGGCTTACAGGCGCAGCAGCCCCTTCAGCTTCGCCAGACCTTCTTTCACATCGGCGGCCAGCGCGTGCTCGAACTTTTCGAACGCGTCTTCCAAGCGCGCGACGACGCCCTTAGCGGCTTCATGGCTTTCAGCAGCGATCGGGACGATATTGGTGACCTCGGCGGGTTGGGCATTGTCGGGCACCGGGGCTGGCTCGGTGCTCGACGGCGTGCCGTCTTCCAGTACAGGCGCGGCGGCCAGGTCTACAGCGTCGTTCGTGGTATCGGTCACAGAAGAGGCTCCTTTTCAGGTTGGGATAAGAGCCGCCAGTATACACCACGGAAACGCTCTGTCAGGGAGTTACGCCTACCCCGGCCAACTGCAAGGCTCGGGCTTGCGTGCCTGCGCTGTAGCCCGCCATGAACTCTTTGAACTCGGCAGAGCCTGGATCGTACGGGTTACGGTTCCACCCGGCGCCGCGCATGGCGGTGTCGTAACCTTGGCTGTAGTGGGGGCTGGGCGTCATGGGCTAGTAGGCGTGGTGGCCGTGCGCGTGGTGGGCGCCCCTGTGCGTATAATGCCCGCGCTTTTGCAGGATGTGCGCTTTCAGTCCGTCGGCCCGACCTTCTAACCATTGGTGAAATGCCCGCGTGCCCGGAGGAAACGGGACCGAATCCCATCTCTTTCCATGCATTCCTGCGCCGAATCCCATCCAGTAGAAACCTGATTCCACGTTGCTTGCCATGACCGCGCTCCTTGAGAAATGCTTCAGGGTAGCGCGCGGGGCGTACGACGAATTAGGGGGCGCGGCGCTTTCTGAGAAGCCTCTCCAGCTTCAACTGGGTCCGCGCTATTTGCTCCTCAAGGCCGTGTTTAGCTGCGCTCTTTGCCCTCGCACATTCTACGCAGTTTCCGCTTGCTGCGTACCTCAAGCCCTTATGCCCGTGCGCGCACACAGTCTCGGACTCGTAAAACCGCAGCCCTCCGGCCTTAGCCTCGCATCGGGCGTGTCTTTCTTGCGCGTGGTGCGATCTTTCCACCTTCGGCGCGTAATTCGCGAGACTCTGGGCTTTCACGCACTCTACGCAGATGTTGCGATTCGCGTACCTCAGTCCTTTATGCCCGTTCCGACACGCGACTTCGGACTCGTAGTGTAAATCCCCCTTCTGCACCGCCTCCCGTCGGGCCTGCTTATCCCGCTCGATGGCGGCTGATCTCTCTTTTACCTTTGCTATCCTCTCTTTCTTCGCGGACACCTGCGCTTCTCTGTACTTCGCCCCCGGATGTGCTTCTCGGTAGTTCTTCTGTGCAGAGACTCGTCTGCACTCGATACACCGACCACTTACGAGATTGTGTACGACAAGCCTGTGTGCGACGTGACCGTGTTTGCAAGGCTCGCCTGTGAAATACTGCTTGAGTCCGAGCGCGATCGCCTCGGCGCGACTGATGATTTTCATATTGGACCTGACTAGGATCTGACCGTTAGATGAGCACGGAAAGCGGGCGGTCAAACCAGCTTTGTCGGGAGCAAGCCTATCCGTGCGGGTGAAACTATATCATTAAACCGCTTCGAACATTTCCGGCACGATCGTATTCCGGGCGACTTCCCCGAACTCCGTGTGGTAAGTGATCGCCTGCGCGCTGCGCTCCGATACGTAGCCGCCCCGCGCTGAGTGGGCATCCCGCGCAGCTAGTGTGCGGTGCTGCACAACCGTGACGCCGTTGTGCTCTTTTTCGTCCTTATGATGCCGATGTCCCGTGTGGATTGCGCGCTTGGTCGTCTTGCCCCACATCTCGGGAAACTGCGCCGCGAAGAGCAGCGGCAGTTGCTCGTTTTTCTTCAAATGCCCGTGGTGGAAACCCAGCATGCTCGTACCGTGTTGATACGCGTAGTAAGGCAATTCCGAGTCTACGACGGTAATCCTCGGCTCGTTCTCGTACAGCGCTCGGAAAAGCGCCCTCAGCCACAGCGACGACGCGAGATCATGATTTCCCTCCGCAAGGAGAACGACAACTTTGTCGTGTCTGGCGAGCGCGAAGTCCACAAGGCGGCGCAGCACCCGAATGGCGACGCCTACAATCTTCGAATACCGCCCGTCTGCGTCCAAAACGAAACCGTGCGTCGGCGTTACGGGCAGCAGTCCATCGAAGTGTAGGAAGTCGCCGAGTTGCGCAATAAACGCGGTGCTGGCGGCGGGCGCCGCGTCAATCATGTACGAAAAAGCATTGACGAGCGTTCTTTCCGCAATTTCCAGGCTCCAGTCTGCGCCTGTTTCGGCTTTATCCGCGAGCGCGCCGAGGTGGTAGTCCGTGAACGTGTACAGGTTGCACAGCGTCTCGCTCGTATGCTCGGGAGCCTTTGTCGGTTTTAGCTTCGGTAGTGTCTGCGCCATCGCGTCGAACGCCTCGCGCATGATGGCTTCCTGCGCTGCCTGGTCGGCCGTCGTCTTCACCCACTGCGCTGTCGGCTTGCCGTCTTCGTTGTAATAGGTCGACACGCCCTTAACGACAAACCCATCGGGAACGGTATGCACCATATCGTGACTCGGCGCGTGCCCCATCCTAGCAGCGCGCTTTTTCAACGAATCCAGCGAGTTGCAGATCGTCCCTACACTGATCTTGAGCGCGCCCGCTGCAGCCCTCATGCCTCCGTGCTTCTCGACCGCCTCGATGATTTCGATTTGGCGCACAGTCGCAAATTGGATAAGCTCGGAGAGACCCTCTGGCGCATCCGAGCGAGTCGCGTCGCCCTTCATGTGGCGGCGTACCGTCGCCTCGTCAACGCCCAATGCTTTGGCTGCTGCGCGGAAACTGCCGTGCTCGGCTACGGCATCTTGAAACTTCTTGAGTTTTGTCACGCGAATTCCCCCGGCAGAACCGCTTGAATAACGGCTTTGCGCGGAGTATGCCGGAGTTTACAACTCGTTACAAGTTTGCTAGGCGAAGAAACCGCCCCAGCAGGTGAGGCACAGGACGACGACCGGCACGATTAGCGCGCCGAGGGTCGACATGGTTTGTACGATGGCGGGGTACTCCACCGCCTCCCGTTTCATCATCCCGCTCACGCGCTGATGCAGCGCTTTCTGATCCAGGCCCGTCCAGATGAACAGAAACAGGACCAGCAGAAACTGAGGAGCGCTCCAATGAGAGACATTAATCATGGCTCATATCTCGCTTTACTCGAAAATCCGCACAGCCAGTCAAGCGACACGTTCAAACGCTTGGCGACTTCCAGCAGTTGTTCGTACCTGGGGGATTCCTTGCGCTCCCAACTGCTTACCCTTTCGCGCCTCACGCCTAATAACTCAGCCATTTGCGGCTGCGTCATCCCGCGAACCTCGCGCTCTACCTGCATGCGATCGCTGAACAGACTGGTGCGGTATCCGGCGCTCTTCTCTAGCTGGCGCGGCTCGTCGTTCACGCCCGCCAGATAGTCGACTGATATATCCAGCGCCTGCGCAATCGCGGTAAGCGTTTTATGGCTCGGCAGGTTGATGCCCGTCTCATAGGCTAATAGGCGCTCTACGCTGATGCCTGTTAAGTGGCTGATAAAGGCGATATCCATTACGCGCAGCCTCCGCGCTTTTGTGAAGCGATGCCCGAAGGTTTCTATTTTGGGTGTGGTCATGCTGATGCTCCTTAATGCCTACAATCTGGGCAGTCGTCGGACCAGTCTCCGGTATAGCCATGAGGGCACCGGGCGCTTGCCCTTGCGGCAGCTTCGCGGATCGCTGTCATACTGCCCCCGTCCGGCTTTACCGGCGCCGGTCGCGCATCAGCTATCACGACGCGCGCCGTAGGCCGTACTCGGCCTGCCCATCCACACCAGGCGTGCTCGGTGTTACCCGCGAAGTATGCTCGATTCGGCTGCGACGCCAGTGCTGGAGTTAAGTCGTAGCCTCGCTCTCTGGCCCATACTTCGAAGCCTTTCCAATCGGTCGGATCGTGAATCATTCAGGTTTCTCCTTTTCGATCGCCGCATTCGCTTGCGCGGCTAGCAGCATATCTCGTTCCATCTCCGCCCGGCCGCAGGCACGCGAGACTCTCTCAAGCTGTGCGGCTGCAAAGTTCAGGCGGTCTTGCATTTCGTCGTATGCGTCTAACAAGTGGTGAACCTTTAGGCCCCAACCGCTGCACCCGCCAGTCTTGAGCGTTTCGCGGATTTCGGCAATGGCTTCGGCGTCAATCATGGCTTCACCTTCAAGCATGTCCCGCTCGCGGCGTCGGTCGGGTCTTGTGCAGTTGCGAGTAATGCGCGCGCAAACCTAAGTACCGTCGGCTGGTTAAATACATAGCAGAACGGCACGACATCATCAAATAACTTCAAGATCTGTTCGTCGGTCATTTCACTTTCCCTTTCAGTGCGGCGCGCGCCAATCGTTCAGTCATCACGTCACGAAACACGCCCATTACTTGGCCTTGCTGCTGATTCAACAGGTACGGGGCGATGCGCCGGTGGAACTCGGCTTGCAAGTCATCCAGCCCTGGCGGGAGCGTCTGCGGCTGGCGCTTAGGCTGAGTCAGCCGTTGCGGGAGGTTGTCGCGAAATTCAAGGGCAGCGTTCACTTTCTTTCTCCTGTAGGTGCGGCGAGAAGCACGCGCGCAAAGTTTATCCAGTCTTCCGCTTCGGTGTGGATCGGGAAGTCGCCCTTCAAATCCTCGTACAACATGGGGTTTCCCATCGCTTTGGCCGCCAAGCGCAGGATGGCATCATCCGACGGCGATACCTCCGCGAGCAAGCTACTTGAGCGATAAGCTTCCTGCAAAGTCTGATGTGCAGCTTCTATCGCGGAGATCTTTGCTTCTATTGTCTTAAGCACGTTATATTGCTCTTCCTGCTTACCGTGCTCGGCTATAAACTGCTCATCGGTGAGTTTTACGCTCTCTGAAAACGATTTCATGATCCTTCCTTAGCAGCGCCATAAACCAATTCGTCTAGGCTGACTGAAAAAATCTTGCTGATTTCCAGCAAATCCCAATATCGCGGCCAGCCTTCGCCAGCCTCAATTCTGGATGCCGTCATGGGCGATATGCGCAATTTCTGCGTCAATTCTTCCTGCGTCATCCCGCGATCTTTGCGCATCTGGCGCAAGCGCGCGCCGAATCCCATCGGTCCAGGGCGTAGAGTGGTTTGCATGGCGTGGGTGTCAAGTGGGCTTGATTGAATTAAGCGGCCGGTTTGCGCTGCCTTCCGGGTCTGCAAGTGCGGCGCGCGCCGTTTCGATTACTTCCGGCCATTTGAATGGCGGCTTTCCGCCTTCATCATCCGCCCATTTAGCGCCGCAATCTCCGCAAATCTCCCACATAGCGCCGCTACGGTAAGTATTTTCATGCGTGCACATTTGACGCTCTGCGTAACACAGCAGATCCTTTAAAGCTTGTTTTAGCCCTCTTGCGGGCTTGTCGGTGGCGTTCAAATTCGCTTCAGCAAATTCCACGCCTTCCATAAACGACCGTCGCGCTGCCTGATCGGCCGCCATTTTGACTGCTATCGACTGCAGCGCTTCAAATTGATCTTGCTGCTTGCGCCGCTCTTCTTTGGCGTCTTCAAGCGTGAATTGAAGTTTGTTCATCGTGACTCCCTGTCAGGCTCACAGCCAGTTAAAGGTTAGCTAATGCCCCGCGCGCCGTGCACGTATTCAACGATCGTCTTGCCTGTCGTGAACTTGCGCATGTCGTCGTCCGGCACCTCGATACCAAAGTCGTCTTCAATCGTCAACGCCATCTCGACCATATCGAGCGAGTCTGCGTTATACGGCGCGCGTTCGAGGTTGTCGGCCATGTCGACTCGCTCCACAGCTACGCCAAACTGGTCAGAAATGACATCTTTTACGCGGTTCTCGATGAATTTCAGACTGTGTGTGGTCATTTCGTAAGGAGTCCGTAAAAGTAATGGAAGTCGTAAATCGTGGCTGAGATACAAAGCGTCAAGATAGCCACGAAACAGGCTGCGAAAAAGTATTTCATATTCGGTCCTTCCTTGCGCGGCGCCACAGGGAGCGGATACCCGCAGAGGCCGCCTCCAGCGCGCACAGCCAGCCTAAAAAGAAAACCGACAGCGGGATAATCGTTGATGCGTTAAGCATACGTGTCTCCGTGTTTCAGTTATCTAACTATAGCATATTTATTGTTTTGTGCAAGTGCCGAATGCGCTTTGTGGAGGGGTTAGGCGGCTACACTATGAGAAGATAACTCAGCGCCCTCTCGATGATGCGCGCCTCTGATGACCTCCCCTCGTCTCCGTCCCTTGCGACGCGCTTGATGCGGCCGCTCTCTACGCGGTGATTGGTGCCGATGTTGTACCACTCCTTAACGGCATTCGGGTACAGCAGCTTCGCAGGGTCGTCTACTATGCGCGTGTCGACCCTAACGCGCTGTGAAGGCGTTGCACCCTCACAGGGAGGTGTGTCTGTGCTGCAGTAAAAGCTGGTTCGGCTAATTTCGAAAATCATGGTTTATTCCTTTAGAGCCTGCGCTCAATGTCGAAAAACGCGCTATGCGGGTCGCATTCGAAAGCTTCCGGCGTAGGCATAGATGCCAAGATACGCGATTCAATCTGCGCAAAGTCAATCGACGTCACCGCAGCAACTTGCACGCCATCTACGTACAGCACACCGTTGACCGCTTCTCTAACGCGCTGGCCTTCCTCGGTGCGCGGGTGGTTGCTCTGCAGATTCGGCCCGCTTGCCCAGCGATCGGCCATCGCCACAGACGGCCCTTTATGAGACCTTTGTTCCTTCCTCCAAGCCTTCTCCCGTCGCTTGTGCTTGCCGTGATGGTCTGGCGTCATCGGCTGCAGCGAGCGGCTGCGACGGTGTTTCAGCGCGCGGACCTTGCGTGTTGGGCCAGTGCGTTCGTGCCAGGTTTTGGTGAGGGGTTTCATGGCTTACTCGAACTCTTCTTTCAAGAGCGCGTACAGACGGCGGCGGTCTTTCTTGGCTCGGTCATCTCCGGCGTCTCTTTTCTCGTACCAGTCGTCAAGCTGCACAGCCTCCGATTTAACACATTCGTAAATCGTGACGTATCTTTGCTCGTCGTCAGGTATGTAATCCTCCAGCACTTCGTCAAACACCTCGGCGCGCGCCTCTTCCCAGGTTTCGGCTCGCAGCTCTACTACGTTGGTCACGCTGTCCGGGTCGTACTCGGTCAGTATCGCAATGAACATTTCTGTTACTCCGTGTCGGTTTCAATAGAGCTAATTATACAGACTTTATTGTTTTGTACAAGTGCTGAATTGCCTTTATGCAGCGGGTTACGCTTCACTGCCTCCTTTATCGATATACCTCACGTCGTGATGGCTGCACCACGGGTCAGGATTCACACGGTAGTAAAACCCGTTGCGGTCTTGGACCAGCAACCTTAACTCTACAAGCTTGCTCACTACCGCGCCAGCGGATCGGCCCAACAGGTCTTGCAGCGCTTCTAACGAGTCGCCGTCTCCAAACGCTTCGCGCAGATCTTTGTAATGCTCCGGCGTCCAGTTCTTTCCAGCGTTGTCAAGGTTCATCTCACACCCCTAAAAGATCGATCTTGGCTTGCTGGCGCGACACCTCCCAGAGGTCTGTGAGCAAGCGGTCTACTTCATCGGCGCTGTGTGCCTGGCGCAACTCAGATTGAATCTCTTGCTCCCGCTCTCGTAGCGCTGCGCTTACGCGTTCTTCAATGGTCATGGCTGGGACTCCTGCGTTCGGATGAGGGTAGCCAGCCAGTAAGGTACTTTGAAGCAGTGCGCGGTACTCCATTGCTCGGCGGCTCCGCCCCCATTAAACGGTCCGAAATACTCGAAACCGCTGATCGGGTCCCCAGCAATGACGATGGTTTGAGGCAGCGCTTCGCGCGCGAGTGCTTTCTTCGCGCAGCCTAGGGCACGCGCGGCCCCTGCTTGACCTTGGGTGCTCAGAATCACGACAACGTCACCCAGCGCTAGGTACAGCCGCTCTGCTTCGCTCGCAGGTTGCTCCGCCGCGTCTGACACGGGCTGCAAGTCCACAATCATCCGTATCTCATTGCCTAGGGCGGCCTGTCCGTATTTAACCGTCGCGTGAGAGTCCGCGAACGGGCCGTAGTATTTGTAACCGTTCGCGGGGTTGCCTGCTATGATGATTTTCATTTCGTGGTTCCTAGGTGGATGGGTTACTTCGCAGCGTTCAGCGCGTTGCAGACTAGCTCTGCATCCACTTCACTGAACGTCTCGCATACCGTGTCGAATTGGTTTTCGAATGGGTCGCCGTCGATCATGAGCGGCCTCATTGTATCCACGATCGTAAATTCGAAACAGCAGTGCGCAGACTCCGAGCCGGGTACGACTTTGTAGCGCTGACTCATTTCGTGGTTTCCTCTTTTGGCTCATACCAACGACCCTCTCGGCCGCACAAACTGTAAACGCGACACCAGAAGAAGCTGGTATTCGCCCCGTATCTGTGATGCTCCGCCCAGGAAAGATCTCGATATTCTTCCTGCCCCGTCACCCGGCTGATTGCTCGGTTTTGCGGCGCGTTGCAGTAGACGACGTAACCCTCAGCGGCGTGCTTGCACGTGGCGCAAGTTTTACCAGTCTTCATTATCTTCCTCTGTTTGCATGTCGGCGCTCGGCTTGCCGTCTTCCCAATTAATCTCGATCAACAACACATCGCTACCGGGGATGAGTATGTCGTTTCCGTTCTGGTGGAGCAGCCACAGCACATCAGCGTCGTGCGAGAAGCCTTTAACCGTGCCGTACCCCTCGTTCTGCTTTGTGCAGACGCGAGCGGTATACTTGCGCCCGCTGTTTTGCTCGTCGGTCAGGATGCGGATTGCGTAATCTACTAGGGATGTGGTCATTTCGCGGCTTCCAAGACTTTCATATCAAACCCCTTGGCGACCAGCGCGTCGACTAAGGGCACGATCTCGGATTCGACGGCGACCGTCCAGCGCTGGCCGTCCCAAGTGTAGTTGTATTCCTCAGTGTCTCTACGCGCCTCAGCTTCCGTGGCGTCGGTCCAGCCGTTCTCACACAGATCCCCTCGATCGCGACCGTAGTAGACAGTGCAGCCGTCGGCAGGTTTGGCGTAAGTGTGGCCCTCGGGCTTGTCGCAGCGACGCCCGAGTTGGCTCATGTTGCCATGCTCAAGTAGTGCGTCGACGCGCTCTTGCGTGTTGTAGCAGGCGAACAGGATCAGGCCGTTGCGGTTTATGTGGCCGTCGAAATGGCAGTACACCGATTTCCAAGTGCCGTTGCTGAGTTTTGCGGTGATCGTGCTGCGTGTTGCCATGATGTGTTCTCTGGGGTGTGCAACTACTAGATTAGGACGAGATGATGAGTACAAGGAGTGCAAGGGCGAAAGCGACAGCAACAAGCATCTTGTACCTCCGTGTTGTGTTTCGATGTAGCTATTATGCAGAGGTTTTTAGTTCTGTGCAACTGTTAAAACGCTTTGCGCAGCGACTTTCGTCACACTCCCAAAATATCCACTTTCGTCTGCTGGCGCGACAATTCCCACAGTTCCGCGAGCAACTCGTCTGCTACGCTGGCGCGTGGCTGTTCGCGCAATGCTGCTTGAATCTCCTGCTCGCGCATCCGCAGCGCTGCACTCACGCGTTCTTCAATGGTCATGCTCGCTTCTCCTTTCCCACCAGCGCCAGGCGCTGGCGCTTTGACTGAAGGCTTTCGATCCATTCTACAGCCGGGCGCGTGCCTTGGAAGAACACCTTTTGATCGTCGCTCTCCTTCGGGATGCGGTGCACGCCTGCAGCGCGGTTATCGACATAGAGGACATCGTAATGGGTCGGACTCTCCCCGATAACCTCTACCAGGACCAGCCAGCCGTCACGCTTGGCGAGGATTGTGCCGTGGGTCACGATTACGCTTGCTCCGAAGGGCTGATGAGGGGAGCGAGCCAGTGCGACCCTTTGGGGCACTTCTCGTTACCCCATTTCTCCGCCGCGCTGGCGCCATTAAACGGTCCGAAATACTCGAAACCGCTGATCGGATTTCCGACGATAACGATAACTGGCGGCAGCTTCTCGGGGTGGCGCGCCTTTTTCGCAGTGTCCCGTGCGAGGTCCGTGTTGATGGGATAAGTGCTCAGAATCTCAACAACATCACCTAGCGCGATGCGCAGCCGCTCTGCTTCGATGAGGCTCTGTGGTATGCCGGACACGGGTTGAAGGGTCACAAGCATCCGATGATTTGTATTCTCTTTGCAATACTTACGGGCAGCCTCTGCACCCGCAAACGGTCCGTAATACTGATAGCCATTTGCGGGGGTACCGTCTATGATGATTTTCATTTGTGATTCCTTGTCAGTGGGGCTATTTCGCAGCGTTTAGCGGCATGTTTGCACGTATTGCAAGTCTTAGTCGTCTTCATCGACTTCTCCTGTCGGATGCTTGCTCGGCTCGCCATCTTTCCACTGGATCTCGATCATCTCGACTGCGCTGCCCGGAGTGATCAAGTCATTTCCGTTCGCGGTGCGCAGCCAAAGCACGTCGGCATCCCGTGAGAATCCCTCGACCGTGCCGTCTACCGTGCACAATTTCGTGGCGACGCGAACGGTATATTCGCGGCCGCAGTTTTGCTCGTCGGTCAGGATGCGGATGGCGTACTCTACTAGGGAGGTGGTCATGGTGTTTTGTTCCGTGTTCGGTTTCGATAAGGCGTTATCGAAATGTCAAAATATACGTCTAAACTAGGCCAGCTCCTCTCAGGTCCGCGCTGCTCAGGTCCGCGTAGCGCAGGTCCGCGCTGCTCAGGTTTGCGCCTTCCAGGTCCGCGTAGCTCAGGTCCGCGTAGCTCAGGTCCGCGCTGCTCAGGTTTGCGCCTTCCAGGTCCGCGTAGCTCAGGTCCGCGTAGCTCAGGTCCGCGTAGCGCAGGTCCGCGCCTCTCAGGTTTGCGCTGCTCAGGTCCGCGTAGCGCAGGTTTGCGCTGCTCAGGTCCGCGTAGCGCAGGTCCGCGCCTCTCAGGTTTGCGCCTTCCAGGTCCGCGTAGCGCAGGTCCGCGTAGCTCAGGTTTGCGTAGCGCAGGTTTGCGTAGCGCAGGTTTGCGTAGCTCAGGTTTGCGTAGCTCAGGTTTGCGTAGCTCAGGTTTGCGTAGCTCAGGTCCGCGTAGCTCAGGTTTGCGTAGCGCAGGTTTGCGTAGCGCAGGTTTGCGTAGCTCAGGTTTGCGTAGCTCAGGCCAGCTCCTCTCAGGTTTGCTCCTTCCAGGTCCGCGCCTTTTGCCACCGCAGCACCCGCTGTTACCGCTTCGGTATTGTTCGGGGCCTCGTGGCTGAACAAAACTTCTTGCGTCGTTCTATGTTTAATTTCGATTTTCATAGTTATCTCAGTACTGTTCTTTCAACGCATCGCGATAAGACGTTACCGCAATGACAAAGTTCGGTTTCGATGTAGCTATTATTCCGTACTTTTTAGTTTTGTGCAATCTTTAAATCGCTTTGTAGAGAGGATTGGCGCAGCGTTAGATGTCCACCATTTCCGGGGAAAACTCCAGGGGCGTGGCTTGAACGCCTCGAATCGGTTCTGCGCCCAGGGCTACCATGCTCTGCCCCTTTGGAAGCGCAGCCTTCGGTTTCTGTGCCGTATCGGCAGGTTCTGGTGCGGTGCCGCCTAGAGCCTTGATCGCAGCATCAATCCTCTCGCGCTCGGTCGTCAGCCAGCCAATCTGCAGCGTTCTAATCATCGTCTCTGACGGCGGCCACTCTTCCGACTCGATCGCGGGAAGCATCACGGCGCGCAGCCACCTATGGAAGTGGATAGCAGGGCCGTAGGCGGCTTCGGACCAGTCGTCGGTACGTGAGGCAGGGGTAGCGGCGAAGAGGCCCTCACGGGTCACGCATTTGCGCGGGTAACGCTTCCCGGCGAAGGGGAGAGTGCGAATCTCTACTTCGTCGCATGTGGGGCGCATGCGATCAGGGCATTCATACAGCAGCGCTTGCGCCAGTTCGGTGAACGGGAAGAAGAATTCGCCATCACAGCGTACGGCGGTCACGGGGTGAGTGTGCCCGTCATGGGCGGGGTAAGTGAGTGTGAGGGTGTCGGAGGGGGTGATCATGGTTTCTTGGGTGGGCCTCATTCCGGGGTACCTACGAGGATCATGGATTTGCAGCCAAGGGCGACTACTTCGAATTCCGAGAGTTTGCGCGCCTTTTGATCAGGCTTGAGCTTGGCGCCGTACGTGATCAGGATGCGGACACCTTCCTCAGTGACGACACCCCAGGCGGTCGCGCCTCGCACACCTCGGACATAGGTTAGACAGGGCCACTTCCCAGAGACGCCACTAGCGCTACTCTGAGAGTAGCCTAGCCAGCGCGCGATATCAGAGGCGACAAAAATCAACTGCCCGCCTGCCAGCGCGCATCGTATCTGTCCAGGGCCGTCCTTAAAGACGTAGGGCACGCTCATGAACTCGGGGATGTCACGCATGAGCGGTCTCCACTCGGCTCGTCTTGGCTTTCTGGTCAGCGCGCCACTTACGGGCGCGTTCTATAGCTTTGAGGCGGCGGTCTTCGGCGCGTGCCGGGGCCGTCTTCGCACTTCTGATCTTGCGCAGTTCCCCCTTTATGGCGAGGATTTCGGCTCTCTTCTCTCGCTCGATAGCCCGTGCCTGCTCATCGGCTTTGACATCTTCAGCGATCAGTAACCAGGTGGGCGGCTTTTTCGGCGCGTTTAGGCGGTCAAGCCTCGCTTGCATGCGTCTGGACCGGGGGATCTGGTCAACAGGCACCTCAAGACTCCAGTACTTGTGGCGCGACTGCCCCCGGCGATCCCGCTCGCGGGCTAGCTGAAGTACGCAGTCCTCGGGGGACTGTGCGTCAGGGTCGTTCAGCGCTTTGCCACTTTCCCAGTAGATACGCAGTGTCAGGTACGCGATGCGTTCGTCCATCTGCAGGAAGTTTTCCGCAGCTTCTTCGGCGTGGCGTTGTAGGTGTTCGTATTGGTCAGTATCGTACGCCGCGTTTGCCAGTTTCTGGCGCTGCAGCGCATGACCCCAAGACACGTCCTTCTTTACCCTGGCCTTCGCACGGCGTACGTAGAGGGAGGGGCTTACTTTGCTGGACATGCGCGTTCCTTGCCCTGTGACGATGGGCCTTGGCAGGCCCTGCATAAGGTCAGGGGGCCTTTGCAGGCCGCCCATCGTCACAGGACCCTTATGTTTAGCTTGTTCCCTGTGTATCTGCCAAGATTTGCAGGGGGCTTTAAGGTTCGCAGCGCTTTGCACGCCGCGTTCGGAAAGGTAGGCCAATCTCAGCGATTTGTCAATACCTCCCGCAGCGACTGACCGACCGTACGCAGAGCTACCCCCCCCGGCGGAAACCCCCAGGTTGGGACTTTGTTAGTCACTTTTGTACAGAGAGATATCTTATACAAAAGTAACTAACATTCTTCTTCCCTGCGAGTTTCCTTCTGGGGGGGTGCCTTTGCGTACGGTAAATAACTCCAATAAATTCAACTACTTATAAGTGCACTTTTTTGGTGCACTAGCAATGACAAGTAGTTAGCTGCATTCAATGTAGGCTAATGCCTATTTTTTAAGCACCGCTGCCTAATTTTTAAGCATTAGCCTACATTGAACGTAGCTAGGTTTTGCCTATTTTTTAAGCATTAGCCTACATCAATGTAGGCTAATTCGGGTTTAGCCTACATTGATGTAGGCTAATTTAGGGTTAGCTGCATTCAATGTAGGCTAGTTTCCTTACAAAGCTGAGAGAGGCTCCCGAACGCCGTTGTAAGGAAACTCATGAGTGGCGTGAAAACAACGGGTTTTTAGCTGCACTCAATGTAGGCTAATGCCCGATTAGCCTACGTCAATGTAGGCTAATGCCTATTTTTTAAGCAAAAGCTAGCCTACGTCAATGTAGGCTAATGCCTATTTTTTAAGCAGGTGAGCGGAAAGCGTGCCTATTTTTTAGGCATTAGCCTACATTGAATGCAGCTAAAAACTCCGAGTTGCGTCAGACGAACGCTGAAAAAATATGAAAAATATTTGGGCAACCTGCGAACAACCAGCCGAAAAAGAGGCCAGTGAAGAAAACCCCGCCCGTTGTCAAGAGACTTTCTTTGGTTGTCTCTGCGTCTTTCGGGAAGAGGAAGAGCGGTTTGTGGTGTTTGTGTTTGTGGTGCATGGTTAGACCTCCGCCAATTTCTTGCTGTATGTGAAGAGGCGGTAGCTGCCGGATAGCTCGACAAACACAGGGAACTCTCCGACACGCGCGGGACGATGAACGTCTCGGCTGTATCTCGGCTTATCTACGCTGCCTACCAATTTGTTTTCTGCGGGGTTCCACTCTTTGCTGTCCACTGTCTTGACTGTCATCTCGTTTTCTCCAGTTGGTTCGGTTAGATGGCTGCAGACTTGCGCTTGCCTTTCTCAAAGGCGCGCTCTAACGCACGTTGCACGCTCAAGGCGTTGACCGTGAAAATTACGACGTGAGCGCCGCGCTTGCCTTTAATTTCCACGACGCTGTTTTCGACGGACTCCACGACGCATTTCGTGTTGAGTTTGTAATCGCTGAAGACGAGAGATCCTAAGACCGTACCCGGCTTCAGGTTCAACGCTGCTTCAGCGTCAGCCAGTCGTTTCGCAGCGGCGCGAGCGTCGATCACTTGGCGTGCGTAATAGACCTCATAGCCGAAGTCGCCACCCTCTACGTTGGAGCGGTTCCGTGCTGCGTCTTCCGGCCGCAAGTAGTCGCCGAAGTCTGCCTTGACGAAAGCCTTAACTTCGCTGCTGTAGAACAGGCCGGAGTCAAGCGCCTGCTGCGTGGCGTCGATTAAGCGCTGTTCGTGGGCGACTGGCTCACGGTGTCCGGCTGCGATCGGGACCCAAGTCGTGTATGCGTCGTCTGATAGTGGGTAATGGGTCATCTCGTTTTCTCCAGTTGGTTCGGTTATTCGGTCGCTGCGATCGCGTCCCGCATTTCGTTGTAATCCATCGCGCGTACCTCGATCATTACCGCGATACGTTCCTCAAGACCGGCGACACCTTGCAAGCGGCGTTGCATCAATTCCGCGCGCATCGCTGCAGCTTGCGGAACTATCCAGTTACAGTCTTGGCGGGTACGTTCGTTAATCCGGGTCATCTCGTTTTCTCCAGTTGATGAAGCTATTATATACGGCTTCCTAGTTTTGTGCAACAACTAGTTACCTTAAATATGGGCGGCTCCCTTGACTCCCGCCTAGCACAAAACGACACTCTCCGCATTATGGACATTTTCGCGAACGTTCCCCCTTTGTTTGACGACGGTCAAGACCTGTATAGGGTCCTGACGCCGTCCGACGCTATGAACTGGCACAGTGAAGCGTTTCCGGTCTACAATCCGGGCATATCGCGCGCTGTACGTCTGCTGCATCGCGCCCTAGCCATTCTAAGGAGCGCTCCTCAATGATTACTGCGCCGCCGCGCAAGCTGGTTTCCCGTGTCGCGAAGAAGACAGGTTTGAAGATGGAATACGTGCGGGACGTGCTCGTCGCAGCCTTTGAACAGATCAAGGATGAAGCTGCAACAGGGTCTATCATGATTCGCGGCTTCGGCACGTTTCATACAGCGACGCGCGCTGGATGTGTTCGCCCGTCGCCGTCTGACACGTCGAAAATTATCGAGGTGCCGTCGACCAGGCGGCTTACGCTGAGGTCGCCTTCGGATCGGATTGAAGAGGATGAGTGAGGGTTAGCCGTAAGCGCAGGGTGTGAACGCGTCGGCAACCTTTTCAGAGCGCCGTGGCATGATGACGCAGAACGCCGTGCAATCCGGGCCGTGCATGACGCCGCTGCCGTCATACGTGCGTAACTCGGTGTTGGGTTTGCTGTCATGCCACGTCTGTATGGCCTTTTCGGCGTCCGCAATGTAGCTCCAATTGAATTGGAGCGCGTCTTGCTGTATGCGTTTCGTGGGGATAACACGGCGCCAGTCAGGAAATTTGCCGTCGATCGGTGTGAAAATTGGGTCGCCTAAGCTGTAACGCCCGTCGGGCATTGCTGATAGCGTGATGTCTCCCTTACCTTTGACAGCTGTCTTTACCGTGTCAGACGGCACGATAATAGAGAACGGGCCTTTCTGCGGGGTGTCAGTCCAGCGCGCAATCGCCGCCGGAATCAAGCCGCAAAACATACGATGTCCATCCGTCGCGACGATGTGGATATCCCCGGATGCCGTGAATTCAAGAAGAACGCCGTTAAGGTAATAGCGAATGTCTTTTACTGCTGCATGAGAGAGTGCCGCGCGAAGTTGGGATTTAGTGAATGTGATCATTTGGTTACTCTGCGTCACAAGCAGCAAGAAACCGCTGCAGGGTGTAATGGTCGGAAAAGCCGCGAATCTTGCTCACGTTGATCGCGGCTTGTTTTCTTTCGGATCGCGTCTCGATAGACAGGATCTCGCGAGCGATGAGGGTGAATCGGTTCATTCGGCGAAGCTAGCGCGGTACTGGTCGCGCGGTTCGTCATACACAAAGACATAACCGTCTTTCGTGCCCCCAGCAATCCAGGACTTGCCGTAATCGTCCCATCCGAGCTCGCGAACAAGCGCCATCGCTGCGGCTGCATGGACATCCTGCCCGCTTAATTCGTGCGGGTAGGAAATGGTGATCGAGCCAGCTTCGCACGTCGCTTTGATGCGCGAACCCTTCGTGTTGGTTGCTGAGATGTACTTGGTGGTGATTGCTTGCATGATGTTTGTTCCTTGTTTCTGGATTCGATGTAGCTATTATGCCTGGGTTTATAGTTTTGTGCAAGAACTATTTGCAGCTTGCCGTGTGATCGTAAAAGCCTGTCACGCTGGGGAAGTCTTGGTAAAAATCCCAGGCAGCGTGGATTGTGACGATAACGGCGATGTAGATGATGAGTGCGCGCATTTTAAATCTCGGGTTAAACAACAAACCCGGGCGCCCTGGTGTCAAGGCGCAATCGTTTGATGTTTACTTCACGTCAACTGATACTTTTGCCAAGAAGCCCGTGGTGTCTATCTCTACATTGGGGGGCAGACGGTCCAGCCGGAGCCAAGCATCCCCGCCTAAAATGTCTCGGCGAATGCGCGCCAGCATCCCCGGAAACATATCACTGTTTGCGTAGCCGCCGAATTTCGGGTGCTGGCGTGCAGCAGCCATATCGACGTGTGTCCGCTTGATCTCAGGGACGACCACGTATTGATATAGTGGCGTGTCGTCGACACTGAACATTGTTTGCAGTTTGGCTTTAAATTCGATTTTCATTTCGTTCTTCCCGTGTTTCGTTAAACATCAAACCGGGGCGCCCTATCGCTAAGGCGCAATCGTTTGATGTTTAAGGCAACATCGCGATACATTCCCCAGTCTGCAAAGTGTGCGCACGCTGCAGAAACGTAAAAGTATGGTCGTGCTTGCCCGCCAAAGCCTCAGCATGTTGCTCGTTTCGCCACGCTATGTAGCTGGGCAGGTCATTAACGCGCACGTCGCCTGAAACGGCCTCTGCAATGCAGGCTAGCGAATTGTCCGCGAACCATTGGCGGGTTTGCTGGATTGTTTCTTGTGTGAGGGCAACGCCTGCGAACATCATCATCATCATTTTGTTTCCCTGCGTTTCGTTTCAGTAAAGCTATTATGCCGTAGTTTTTAGTGAGGAGCAAGCGGAATTTTAGTCAGTATCTATGACACCCTCTAAGTACCTCAAGAATGACCCGCAGTGTTTGCAGCGCTTGCTCTCAGTACGCTTGAGGCGCTTGCGCGCTGCATATATCGCGTTAGACCCTATGCGCAGCGACCTAGCGACGTTTTCAATGCCCATTTCCGGGTCTTTAGACAGCAAGTCTAGTGCTATCCTGGTTCGGCTTACCGCGGGCGCCCTGTTAGTTACCCGTGGTTCGAAATAGCCTGTGTAGCGGTTAGCTGGCTTGGCAGGATGACCTCTCATCCGCTCGGCAGAAAGCGCGCGGGAGATTAGCGATTGGGATACTCCGAGAAGCTGGCAGACCCTGTACTGCGTCATACCGGGGTTGTTCCGCAATATTTCTAAGGCTTGCTGAGTCTTACTTTTTTCCATTTGTTGCGTATCCGAGACAGCGAAAAATTCCTAATTTTTATCTCTTGACACCGACGAAATTTTCTGGTTTGTCGGCGTTACGAAAAATTAGCCTAAGCACAAGTGTATAGCAAGTGCGGTCTAGTTGGCGCGCAAACCGCCAGTGCGCAAGGCTTTCGCTCGCCAACTACTTAACACGGGTAAACCCTTAGACGTGTTTCCAAGTCTTGCGCGTGCGGATCGCGTGGACAGTCACATTCGACACACTGTAGCGCGCGCCCAACACTCTGTTCGTGTCCCTTGACAAACGAATATCCCTCACATCCTGATCTGTCAGCGACGATTTGCCGGACCGTTCGCCTCGTAGCGCCTGGCGGCACGTTGCAGCAGTCTGTATAGCGTCTGCGTGCGTTCCCCAGCGAAGGTTGCTGATGCGATTGTCCGCGTAATCACCATTGGCGTGCAAGCCTGATAAGCCATCAGGACACGCGCCTGAAAACGCTTCCAACACTAAGCGATGAACCAGAAACCGCTGAGTCACGCTGTCTTTGCACAGTGTTACCTGCCAACGACCTTGATTGTTCTTGCCAGGTTTCAGCAGTTGCTTCGGTTTGCGTGTGCCAGATGCTGTCGCTTCGGCGGTCAGTCTAACCAAGCTGCGAACACGACCATCGTCGCTGACCTGGTACAGACCGATGTAGCTGATAACGTCTCGCCATTGTTCCATGATTGATAACCTCTGTTGTGGGTGTTGGCGAGTATAATCGTTGTTAAGTATGACTGCAAGCTGCGATGTAAGTCATTGATTCATATGTGTTTGTCTGTGTTAAACCTATGTCAAACGCATTTGTCATAAACAAGTTTATCGCTCAATCGTTCTGTGCAGCGCATTTCGCGCTTGCACACGTCTATAAACGGTGTATACTTAGTTCATTGACAACGGACTGACCTAAGCAATGACATGAATAGATTGATCATGACCTCGATCGATGCTGACCTGACCAAACGATAGCTTTGGCAGTCACGATGACCGTGTTGCGGTCATCGATGCGCTCGGCCTACCCCCACCCCCCTTTTTTGCTCGGCGCGGCGCGTGGTATCCTCGCGTCTGTGGTATGTCAAGTTTTTCGAGTTTGTCACATTACAATAAGCTTACAGCGGGGTAACGAGAGCATGACCTACGATTGCAAAGATCTGACCGAGCGGCAGCGCAAGTTCTGCGAAGAGTACATCGTAGACCTGAACGGACGCGCCGCTGCCGAGCGCGCTGGCTATGCCCCGAACGGCGGCCAGGTCACGAACCTTCTCAAGCTCCCGCACGTCAAGGCATACGTCGACTATCTCAGCGACGAGCGCGCCAAGCGTGTCGGCGTGACTTCCGACTTCATCCTAGAGCGCCTGCTCGCCATGGCGACGGTCGACGTCAACGACCTCGTCCAGTACCGACGCCACTGTTGTCGACACTGCTACGGCGAGGACTTCCGATATCAGTGGACCGACGCTGAGTACGAGCGCGCCGTCAAAGAGGCCACGGACCGTCACCTCCCCATCCCCGAGGCACCTGGCGGAAACGGCTACGACCGCACCAAAGACGCCAACCCCGACTGCCCAGAGTGCCGTGGACAGGGTAAAGGCGAGGTGTTCGCTGCCGACACGCGCAAGATGTCACCTGAAGCGAAGATGTTGTACGATGGCGCCAAAGTGGGCCGCGACGGCTTGGAGATCAAGACGCTCGATCGGCTGCGCATTTACGAACTGATCGGTAAGCACATCGGCATGTTCAAGGACAAGGTCGAGCACAGTGGCAAGATCGAGAATACCGGCCCGGTGCTGAACTTGACACTCGCTGCGCCGCCGGGGACGAAGATCGCGGAAAATTCCCAAGAACCCACCAAGGAGTGACGTTACAAATGGCTGACAAGCATGCAAACAAAACCCCGGCAATGCTGCGCGATCTCGCGGACGATATTGAGAAGGGCGTGCACGGGAAGGTCCACGCAGCAGCCGTCGTTCTGGAGTCTGAAGGCTTTCCCGTTTTCGGGTTTGGCGAAACCGGAGAGGGCATGAGCAATGTCAGCGAGTTGTTCAGCCTTGCGCACCACAAGATGGTGATGCTGAGGTTGGAGTCGAGGGAGTAGCCCCTTAACCTTACAATTATTACAGAGACTCCCATGTCCCGCGTCCCTCCCAGAAGCTGGAACGAAACGTTCGGCACAGCCTACGAGCACCTCAAAGCTGGCCGACGTGCAGCGCGCCTTGGCTGGAACAGCAACCGGGTGTGGCTCGAAGCCCTAAGCGATACCGCGACCGTCATCCTGCATAAGGACGGCGTGCGCACCGACTGGGTGCCGGATGCGGGCGATCTCATCAGCAACGATTGGCATGTCTTCCCACCCCTTGAAAGGAGCTTAACCATGACCACCACGCCTAGCAGAGAAGCCCGCGAAGTAGCAGCAAGCCGCCTTAGTCCCGCCAGCTACGCGAACGTCGACGACTATATCGCGGCCGTCGACAAGCTCGCTCGGTATATCGAGCATGGCAACTTTAAGGACACCGACAACCAGCCACACGTCACCGCAGCAGTCACGAATGTGATGAATGTTCGGTAAATAACCCCGATTTAACCTCAACGAAACCGCCCACTGAGGCGGTTTCATGCTATTATAGCAACGCACGTCTAGGGTCATTCCCGAAAAGCTGGCTATCCACCGGCCTGACGTGTCTCCTCAGTGGATATCGATTGGGAAATCGGGAATGACAGACCAGACAAACTGGCCCAAACGCGGTGACGGCATTTGTGGCATCTACGCGATTGAAAATCTCATCGACGGGAAGTTCTACGTCGGGCAGTCTGCGGACATGAGATCAAGGTGGGACGTTCACCTTTATATGCTCAGAAAAGGAACGGCGAGCACGAAATTGTTGCGCGCATGGCGAAAGCACGGTGCGGAGAATTTCAGGTTCTTTGCCGTGGAAGAATGCTCAGTCGAAGATCTTACAGCGCGAGAGCAAGCGTGGATCGACACGTTCGACGCTGTGAAGAAGGGCTACAATATCAGTCCCTTGGCGAATTGCACGCGCGGGGTGAAGCACACGGCCGAGGCCCGCGCTAACATGTCAAAGGCGCAACTTGAGATAAACTCACGCCCCGGCGCAAAGGAGCGACGAGTAGCTGTGGCAACGAAGGCTTGGGAAGACCCGGATGCTTTAGCCCGAAAGAGCGCGGCCAGCAAGAAATCAAGGAACAAGCCAGAGGCAAAGGCCAGGCAATCCAAGGTATCAAAGGACCAGTGGGCAGACCCGGAAGGCAGGGAGCGTCGTCTGGATGCCTTAGTAAAGTGGTGGGCAGACCCTGACGCGAAAGCTAGTAGGCTAATGCTCCTGCAGAGTGGACGCACCCCAGAGGTAGAGGCGCAAAGGAAGGAGGCCGCAAAGGCAGCGAGGAGAGCCAGTGCGATCCTCGCTGTGGAAGACGTCTTGGAGATCCGCGCCAGATACGTATTCCGATGTCCGGCAAATGGAGGGAAAGCACTCGCAAAGGAGTTCGGAGTGTCCAACACGTACATCAGCAACATTATCGTGCGAAAGGTTTGGAAGGACATCTAATGCTACAATGCGGGAAATTAAGCTACAAAGGCTCCCCGCAATGAATTTGAGTCTTCATCAACGCCAATCAGAAGCTTTCACTTCGAAAGCGACGGAGATTTTGTATGGGGGCGGGTGGTGCCTCTGCTAGAAGGTTTGGCAGAGGCACCACCCGCCTTCTTCAATGAGCGCCGCAGGCGGAGGCAAGTCCCATTTGCTTCGCGTAGCGTCGATCGCATGGTGTGCCGACATTCCGGGCATCCAAATAGCCCTGTTCCGCAGGCTCAGTGACGACATCACGAAGAACCATTTAACTGGGGTTTCCGGGTATCCCGAGCTTCTGGCCGACTGGGTGAAGGCAGGGCATGTGAAAATCAATTTTTCGGCCCGTACAATAACTTTTTGGAACGGGTCGAAGATCCATCTTTGTCACTGCCAGTACGAGTCCGACGTATCGAAGTATCAGGGAGCAGAGTTCCAAGTTGAAATGTTTGACGAGGGAACCCACTTCTCCGAGACCATCTACAGGTACCTGCGAGGGCGGCTGCGCATGGGCGCACTGAAACTCCCGGAAAAGTATGTTGGGATGTTTCCCCGGATTTTGATAGGGTCGAATCCTGGATCGGTCGGGCATGCCTGGGTCAAAGCGTCTTTCGTTGACATGGCGCCCCCGATGGAACTGGTGCAAATGCCGAAAAACGAAGGGGGTCTCATTCGGCAGTTCATACCCGCGAAACTGGAAGACAACCCGACGTTGATGGAAAGCGATCCGATGTATGCGGATCGCTTGGAGGGTCTCGGTCGACCTGAACTCGTCAAAGCCCTTCGTGACGGGGACTGGAACATAGTTGCAGGGGGTATGTTCGACGACGTGTTCTCTACTAAGCACCAAGTTCTTGCCCCCTTCGAGATTCCTCGCACCTGGAGGATCGACAGGTCATTTGATTGGGGTTCAGGAAAACCCTTCGCGGTGTTGTGGTTCGCCGAGTCAGACGGGTCGTCCGTTCGCCTTGCAGACGGCTCCGAGCGTAACTTCCCACGAGGGTCGATCTTCCAGATCTCTGAGTGGTATGGCAGTAACGGCAAACCCAATGAGGGTCTGCGCATGATGAATGCGGAAATTGCACGCGGCGTGAAGGAGCGCGATTTAGCTATGAAGCGCATCGTCCATGCTGGCCCCGGCGACAACTCGATAAATGACGTAATCAACGGCACGAGCATTGCAGACGAGATGGCGCGTGCGCCGAATTACATCCGCTGGACGCCATCTGACAAGAACCCAGGCAGCCGGAAGCACGGGTGGGACATCCTGCGAAAGCTGCTGAAGAACGCAATTGATAGGCCGCTGGAAGAGCCGGGTTTCTACATTTTCGACACCTGTCGAAACACGATCCGTACGCTTCCGGTCTTACCTCGCCACGCCACCAAAGACGGGGATCTTGACTCCGACGCGGAAGACCATATTGCAGATGCAATTCGCTACCGTGTCTCCGCCAAAAAACGCACGATGACCGTCAGCGGCCTCGCTATATAATCGCGGAAAATCACAGGACGAAACATGACCGTCAACTTCACTGCGACGACCCCTGAGGGGTTTCCGCCACCAGTCCAACAACTGATTCAAGGCAATGCTAACGACGTGCGCGAACCAAGCCGCGTCGTGCAGAACATGATGGTCAACTGGCTCAAGGTCACGACGTTGCTCGGCGGCACCAAGGCGATGCGGGAGGCTGCGACCATCTTCCTCCCCAAGTGGCGCCGGGAAGAGCCGAATGACTACGCGCTGCGCCTGAAGACGACGGTGTTGTTCAACTGCTTCGGCCATACGGTAGACGGCCTAGGCGGCAAGCCTTTCGTGCGGCCGCTGGGCTGGTCGACGGATATGTCTCCAGAGGTTGAGGCGTGGTTCCCCAACATCGACCTGACGGGTCGCAGCTTTCACGTCTTCGCGCAGGAAGTCTTCAAGTTCTCACTTGCCTACGGCCTGTCGCATGTGCTGATTGACTATCCGGTGACTGCGGGGAAGGTGCGTACCGTCGCTGATGAAAAAGCGATCGGCGCCCGCCCCTACCTAGTCCACGTCAAGGCCAACCAGATTCTCGGCTGGCGCTCGACGATGAAAAATGGCGGCGAAGTGCTGACGCAAGTTCGCATCCTTGAGACCTGCGAAGTGGAAGATGGCCCGTTTGCCACGCGAACCGTCGAGCAGGTCCGCGTGTTGGAGCCGGGAACGTGGACGACCTACCGGCTAAAGCCCAAGCAGGCGCTTGTCACTCAGATCAGCCCGTCATCCAATGATCCGCAAGAGTGGGCGGTGTTCGATAGCGGCACCACGTCGCTCGACTACATCCCGCTCATCACTTTTTACGCACGCCGTACAGGTTTCATGACGGCGGACTCGCCGCTAATCGACATCGCGGACCTGAATATCCTGCACTGGCAGGTCGGGTCAGACATGTATTCGGTGCTGCACACCGCGAGCGTGCCGATTTTGACGATCACCGGCGTCGAAGGCAATGACGATGGCGAAGCGACTCTGGAAATCGGCACGGCGTCGGCGCTGAAGTTACCACAGGGCGCAACGGCACGCTTTACAGAGCACAGCGGGAAGGCTGTCGGGTCGGCGCTGACCGCACTCGGCACGATGGAAGAGCAGATGCGTCTGCTCGGTGCCGAGTTGCTTGTGAAGAAGCCGGGGCAGGCGACCGCGACGCAGGCTACGCTCGACACGAGCCAGCAGCGGTCGGAACTCCAGGCTATCACTAGCGTATTCGAGGATACGTTGGATCAGATCGTCGGGGTCATGGCGGCATGGGGCAATATCCAGAACTTCACGGGCAACATGCAGGTCTATGACGACTTCCTGCTCGCGGCCGACGACGCGGTGCAAGAAGCGCTGCTATTCTCGATCGTGACGGCAGGTCTGCTCTCGCCGCAGTCGTTCTTTGAAGCCATGCAGCGGCGTAACGTGTATGACACTGACATGACTTGGGAGCAAGAGCAGGAGCGTATCAAGGCGCAGCCGCTGCCAGCGCCGTCCCTGCTGCAACCGAAGGTGGCAGGCATTCCGAAGGTGGCGTCAAGTTCTACTTTGGCGCAGTTGAGTGATTGATATGAGACCCGCCTTCGCCACCGCTGTAGCTGCTTTGTTCATCGACCACGGAGTGCGTTTGGTCCAGACGGCGGATGGTCTGACGCAAGACGCCAACGACCGTTTAAGAGAAGCCGCTGATGTGATTGGGGCGCTTCTGCTCGCCACCGACTTCTCGAACTCGACGGACGTGACCAGCACGCTTGTGATCATCAAGTCGACCATCGAGGATGCCTATCAGCAGATCGCTGCGGAATCTTCAAAAAGTCTTTCGGGCCTGCCCGCCATAGAATCACAGTTCGTCGTCTCGGCGATCAACAAGGAAGCCGAGCAGGTTTTGATGCGGTCTCCTCGCCTGACCGTGACCGAGCCACACCTCGATGGCGTTCCGGTCTCGGCCTGGTGGGATGCGCAACAGAAAGACACGGTCGCAAAACTCGTAGCGACCGTGCGCGTCGGCATCACGGCAGGGCGGGTAGCCCAGGAGATTGCGAACATGATGGTCGCGGCGAACGGGCCAATGGCAGGAGCGATGAGGAACGCTGAGACGCTCACGCACACCGCCGTGCAGCGCGTCGCGATGGATACGCGCAACGCGGTGCTGACTGCCAATAAGAGTGTCGTAGAAGGGCTGCAGGTCGTCGCCGTGCTCGACTCACGGACTTGCGCGCAGTGTCTGGCCTACGACGGGGCGACTTACGATCGCAGCGGCGAGCCAGTTGGCGACACGACGCTGCCGTTTAACGGAGGGCCAGCCTTTCACTTTCATTGCCGATGCGGTACGGTGCCGATCTTCCTCGACCAGCCGCCTCCCGAGAAGCTAACCGCCGAAGCGTGGCTCGACAGTCGTACCGAAGCGCAGCAAGACGACATGCTCGGGGAAGGGCGCGCTGCACTCTACCGGAAGGGAAGTTTGACGCTCAGAGATTTGGTTTCTGGGACAGGAACTCAACTTTCTCTAGCGCAACTTAGAGAAAAGTACAACTGATTCTGTAAAATTTGGTATGATGCGGGCATTTGCTAGCGTGTGGACACAGGCTAGCGCAACGGGCGGGATCGCCTTTTATTTAAAGCCGGATGGCTGAAGGAAAGCTGGACATGAAGCTCAAGCTCGACGAAGAAGGTCACGCAGTACTGGTGGACGGTAAGCCGGTTTATGTGCATGACGACGGTAAAGAAATTCCGTTCGATGCAGCGCGTACGGTGGAAACGATCAGCCGCCTGAATGGCGAAGCGAAGAACCACCGGGAAGCGAAGGAAGCGGCAGAGACTCAATTGGGCGCGATGAAGGATCAGGTCAAGGTGTTTGAAGGTCTGGACCCGAAGTCGGCGCGCGAGGCACTGCAAAAGCTCAAAGACATCGGCGACGGCAAGCTCATCGAAAGCGGCAAGTTGGACGAAGTGCGCTCGGCAGCAACGAAAGAATACGAAGTGCGGCTCGCAGCGCTGCAAGCTGAGTATGGCGAGAAGGAAGGCAAGCTGGTAGCAGACCGCGAGGCGCTGCAAGGCCATCTGAATAACGAGATCATTGGCGGTAGCTTCGCGCGTTCGAAGTTTATCCAAGAGAAGATCGCGGTACCGGTGGACATGATTCAGGCGACGTTTGGCAAGAATTTCAAGGTAGAAGACGGTAAACTGGTGGCGGTGGATGCGCAGGGCAACAAGATTTTCTCGCGCGCCCGGCCAGGTGAGTTGGCAGATTTCGACGAAGCGATGGGTTCGCTCGTCGAGCAGTACTCCAGTCGAGACCATATTCTGAAGGCTTCGGGAGCAAGCGGCTCGGGGGCGGCCGCTTCGGCAGGGGGTAGTGGCAGTAAGGACGGCAAGAGCATGACGCGAACGGCGTTTAATCAGCTTCATCCAATGGACCAGATGAAGACGATCAAATCCGGGGTCAAGATTGCGGACGAATAATTTTTCAAAAGAGGATTGACCACTGTGGCAAATACACTGACCGGGCTTCTCCCGACTCTTTATGAATCGCTGGATATCGTTTCGCGAGAGCAGGTCGGGTTCATCCCGTCTGTCGCGATGGACGCGAGCGCCGAACGTGCAGCGGTGGGTCAACAGATCCTCGTTCCGATCACGCCGGCGTCGCAGTCCTACGCCGTCACGCCGGGTGTGACCGCACCGAACACGGGGGATCAGATCATCGGTAACACGCCGATCACGATCTCGGCGTCCAACGCAGTGGCGATTCGCTGGAACGGTGAAGAACAGCGCGGCATCAACACTGGCCCAGGCTACACGAACATCAAGAACAACCAGATCGTGCAGGCGATGCGCACGCTGTGCAATGGCATCGAACTGCTGGTTGCGCAGACGGCCTACCTCGGTGCGTCGCGGGCAAGCGGCACTGCAGGCGCTACGCCGTTCGCGTCGGATCTGTCGGCAACCGCCAATTCGCGCAAGATTCTGGCGGATAACGGCGCACCGCTGTCGGACATCCATCTGACGATGAACACGACCGCTGGCGCGAAAATGCGCACGCTGACGCAATTGACGAAGGCGAATGAAGCAGCCGACGACACGATGCTGCGTCAAGGTGTACTGCTCGACGTCCATGGCTTCGAGATCCGTGAATCGGCACAGATCCAGTCGACGACCAAGGGCACGGGTGCTAGTTACGTGACCAACGGTGCGGCGGTAGTCGGCCAGACTGTGATCCCTCTGATTACGGGTACGGGCACGATTGTTGCTGGTGATGTCGTAACTTTCGCAGGGGATCCGAACCTCTACGTGGTGGCGGCGGGCGGCGGCATTGCTGCTCCGGGGTCTATCACGATCAACAAGCCGGGTCTTCTGACGAATGTTTCCGGCAGTACCGCCGTTACGGTTGGAGGCTCGTATACGCCGAACTTGGCCTATCACCGAAATTCAATCGCGTTGGTCACGCGCAGCCCCGCGCTCCCCATCGAAGGGGATATGGCGGTGGACCGGGTGACGATCATCGACCCGCGCAGCGGCTTGGCATTCGATGTTGCGCAATATTTACAATATCGTCAGGTGTTGACGGAAATCTCGATTGCGTACGGCGTGGCTGTCATAAAGCCAGAACATGTGACGACGCTTTTGGGCTAGTAGCCTAGTCTCACTGAAAACCCTCCGCAGTGGAAGTTGCGGAGGGTTTTGTTTTTCTGTAGTATTGCAGTCGGAGGTGAACGGGCCGGCCAGCCCTTTCGGTGCTCATTCCACTGAATAGCCTCCAAATTTCAAATAATCGAATGAGGATTTCAAGTGAACTACCAGAAGCATTACGATACGCTGATCGATCGCGCCCGAAACCGTAAGCTTTCAGGGTATAAGGAACGCCATCACGTCATCCCTCGCTGTATGGGCGGGAGCGATGACAAGTCAAATCTTGTGGAGTTGCTGGCGGAAGAGCATTTCGTGGGCCATCTTCTGTTGGCGCGCATCCACCCGGAAAACAGAAAGTTGGTGTTCGCTGCGAACATGATGCTGATGAACAGCCCGATGCATCATGGCGCTCGATCCAGGAACAAGAGGCATGCGTGGCTTAGAAAGGCACACGCCGAGGCAGCAAGAGCTACGCATCTAGGAGTTCCAAAGTCCCCTGAACACGTCGCCAAGGTAAGCCGGGCATTGACGGGTAAGCCAGGAACGCGGCGAGGGGCGGTCACTGCGGAGGAAACCAAGGCGAAGCAGTCCGCAGCAGCCTTCGCTAGACCTGACAAGGCTGAAAATGACGAGAAGATGCGGGAAGGCTACGCAAGGATGACGCCACAGGAGCGTACGGCGCAGGCGGGTAAGGCATGGGATACAAAGCGCGCCAACGGGAAAGATAGGGACACGCCAGAGACGAGGGCCAAGAAAAGCACGGCGGGCAGGGAGCGCTCTCAGAGAGAAACCTCAGAGGAGAAAACCGCCCGAGCTTTGAAGGCTGCAGAGTCACGCCGCCGTAACGGAAGTGACAAAGCTACGCCTGAATCCCGAGAGCGTATGCGCCAAGCCCATCTCGGGAAGAAACAATCCTTGGAAACCGTCGCCAAACGTAAAGCCACTATAGCACGCAATAAAGCGCTCAAGGCTGTTACAATGCCGGAAAACACCTGATTGGAGCCGATCCGTGGCAACCGCACCAATGAAAGCTGCAGCAAAGACCGTTCCGGCGAAAACTGCTCCAAAGACGCCGAACGGAAAGATCACGCTGGACCAAGCGTTGAAGATGTATGACAACTCCCCGGCCGACAAGGCTGCTGACCTCGCTGCGGCAAAGAAGTTGATGGCTGCGCACAATAAGAAGGTGAAGTGACATGTCCGAAGTCATCCCGACCGTACGCGTATTGCACCCGGACCACCCGGACGGCATTCTAATGAATGAAGCTGATCTGACCGATGAGCATGTGCTTGTCGATCCGAAGGCTGAGAAAGCGCGGCGCAAGAGTCTGAAAGAGACGTTGGCTGCGGAGATTGCCGCAGAGGACGCAGCAGAAAAAGAAGCTGCTGCGCGCGCCGCGCATGTCGCCAGTACGCTTGCTTCGCTCAGTGAAGCGATTGACCAAGGCGCGAAAGCCTGATGGCGCTCATCGTCGAAGACGGCACAGTTGTTGCGGGGGCGAATTCTTACTGCACGAAAGCTTACGCTGACAACTACCATGCGAACGTCGGTAACGTCGCGTGGGCTGCTTTGCCGAGCGTCAATGACGTACCTGCGCCTGCGGAAAGCGTCGTCACCAAGGAAGCGCTGCTGCAGCGAGCGACGCAGTACATGCTTGGCGTCTATCGGCTGCGCTGGCTAGGGCTTCGGATAAGCCCGACGCAATCGTTGGACTGGCCGCGCTTAGGCGTGATCCTAAAAGATACGGCGTCGTTCTTCGTCGACCAGCGCTTGGCCTACACAGTGCCCGCCAATATCGTACCTGACGTTGTCCAGCAGGCGTGTTCGGAATTGGCGCTGCGCGCTTCGACGCAGGATTTGTGGCCGGATCTGGACCAGCGCACGCTGCTGGAAAAGGTCGGCCCGATCCAGGTGAACTACGATCGCTTCTCCCCGCAATACCGGCGCTTCCGGCAAGTGGACCTGCTGCTCAATCCGTATCTGGACGGTACGAACGGGTTGACAACGCGGGTGGTGCGTCGGTAAGCCCTACTAAACCCAGAGAACCCACATGAAACCCATTCAACACTCCACCAACACGCACATGCAAGGCTCGCTTCCCATAACGAAGACGGAAGCCGAGGGCAAATCCGCGATCATCTCGTTCTGGAAGCCAACGCAAGAGGAACTGATGAGCCTCAACATGGGGGGCTTGATCTCGCTGCTGGTGATAGGGGATGCCATGCCTACCGTGGCCGTGACGGCGATCAAGGCATGAGTGCGAACGTCATTAAGCTTCAGCACACAGGTACGCCGCGCACTCTGATGGAGAACGCGGCTGAAATCGCCCACGACATGAAGTATGCGTTGATGGTGTTCGTTCGGAAGGACGGCACTATCGGGACGGAATGGTCACATATACCCGATAACCTAGCGGCACTAGGAGCGATTGAAGTCCTGCGATCCGAGTTTCTTTCAAACGCGCTATGAGCATCTACGACAGCCTCCAAGCCACGGCGATGTCGCTGCTGACCCGGTATGGCAGACCGAAAGGCGTCACACTGCTGCAAGCCGGGCCTGCGTCTTACGACCCTGCGACGGGTAAGAATTCGCCAACGACGACCACGTACATCGGTACCGGGGTGTTGATCGACTACTCGCTCACGCAGCCCTCTGTGTCGACGGTACGCGGCACAGAGATCCAGCAAGGCGACAAACTGCTGTATCTCGGTATGCAGGGCACGTTGAACGGTGTTCCGGTCCAGATGCCACAGCCGAACACGGATGATACGATCGTAGTCGCGGGCACGTCGTATAACGTCGAGGCGACGACTACGATTGACCCTGCTGGCACGCCAGTAATACATACGATGCACCTCAGAGGCGTTCCAGGGGTACCTTAATGGCAGATTTCGCTGCTCAGATTCGAGCGTTCCAAGACAAAGTGCGACGCAACATTGACATCGTCGTTCAGGAGTCGACGGCTGAGATCGCGGCCGAGCTTGTAAGCCGCACGCCGATAGACATCACGACACTGCGCGCGAATTGGCAGTTCACGATCGGGGCGCCGTCTGGGGAAGACTTCCCGGGAGCGGCAGACGAGTCGCCGGAGGGGTCTACTACAGCAGCGAAGCTGGGGAGCGAGATCAGGGAAGTGCCTGCGGGTTCCGTGACCTACGTAGTGAACAACAGGCCGTATATGCCGATGATTGAATATGGCCTGTACACCGGCGGAACTAGCGGCAAACGCCGCAGCAGCAAGACTATCAACGGCTTCTCCACGCAAGCACCAGCAGGCGTGCGCGACGTGACCGCCATCGGATGGCAAACCTTTGTTAAAAACGCTATCGCCAAAATAATTACATGAATTCAGACATCCGGGAAGCCTTCGAGACGCGCATCGCAGCATTTGCCGCCGCGCAGAAACCGCCGCTGCCGATCGCGTGGGAGAACACGTCCTACACACCTTCGCCGAGCGTCGCGTACTTACGATGCGCCATGCTTCCGGCCGTGACGCAGAATCCGTCGATGGGCGCTCCGCACGTGCGGCTGGTGGGTCTGTACCAGGTGAATGTGTACGGAATTCAAGATGAGGGACCGGCCGGTGCGGAAGCCATTGCAGATGCCATAATCGCGTTGTTTCCGCGCGGCGGCATGGTGCAGAACGGCGTGATTGTCAATATCGACACAACGGGGTCGCGAGCACAAGGCTTGAACGACATCAACGGGTTCTTCTTTATCCCGGTACGAGTCAAGTATCGCGAAGATGTTTTGAGTTGACGCGGAAAGGTTGCGTACAGCGCTTTAACGTTGTACAGTAGATTCTCGAACCCACCCTTAGACGAAGCCCGCGCCCATGAAAGATACCCTTGAAAGTTTTCTTCCCAAGATCCAAGAGTCACTAGATATCGCGTCACGTGATTTGAACTGGCTCTCAGACATTACTCTCGACGCCAGCGACGAGAAGGTAGCGAAAGGCAGCAAAACTGCGGGAGAGTGCGGGAGCGTAACTATCTCTCAAGCTATGTATGTTGCGCTTCCAGTTACTCCCCCGCTCTATAAGGCTAGTGAAGATCCACGGTATCTGGAACGACACCACGTGACGCACGCCTTCAAGACACTCTTCGAAGCCGTCGAGGCAGAGATTGCTGAAGGGTCAACAGTGCTCGCTACCCGCCTTCCTGACGTTCCTGACATTGTAATAAATTCAGCCGTGGTTACTGATAAGCGCAGCGGTATCTCATTTTGTATTTGGGACTACGGCCACCCACCTCTGGGGCGTGTGCGCTACACGGTCAATATCGCTTACGGCGTAGCCTGACTAGACAAGCAGGTAATTCCCCTGTGAAGCGCGTTTTGAGCTAAAATCGCGCGAAAGTCTATACTTCACAGGGGAAGATTCATGGGTTTGATCGCCGTTGGCGTATCCAAGCAGCTAATTTTCGCGAAGGAGACCACTTTCGCTGTGGAGGCTCCTGCGGCATCAGGCCAGCTTTTGCGCCGCACCACCAGTAACTTGGACTTGGCGAAGAAGACTTACAAGTCGACGGAAATTCGCCCGGACTATCAGCGTTCTGACTTCCGCCATGGCACGCGCTCTGTGACCGGCACGATCTCCGATGAATTGTCGGTTGGCACGTTCGAAGCGTTCATGGCCTCCGCAATGCGCCAAGCGTGGCAGACGCCAGCTACGAGTGGTCCGATCACGGTCATCACGGCGCAAGCAACCGCCCCGCAATTCGCGCGTTCGGCAGGATCATTTCTGACGGATGGGTTTAAGATCGGTGACGTGGTGCGCTGGTCGGGATTCTCTACGGGCGGCGCGACGGCGAACAACGCCAAGAACTTCCTGATCACGGCGCTCGATGCGACCGACATGACGGGCGTATTCCTGAATAACGATCCAGTTGCGCCGGACGTCGCAGGAGACTCGGTCACCTGTTCCGTGGTGGGCAAGAAGACGTGGATTCCGACGACCGGCCACACGCGGGATTCGTACACGATCGAGCACAGCTACACGGACATCAGCCAGAGCCAAGTGTTCACGGGCTGCCGCATCAGCCAGATGACGGTCAAGCTGCCGTCAACGGGCTTGGCTACCGTGGACTTCCCGGTCCTCGGCATTAACGGCACCGAGACGGCCGGGGCGTATTTCACCACCCCGGCTGCGCCTTCTACCGGCAAGATTCTTGCAGCGGTCAACGGGGCGATGTACGTGGGCGGGGTGCAGGTCGCTGTGGTGACATCGATTGACTTCACGGTCAACGGCAATATGACGACTGGCGACGTGGTCGGCTCCAATGTGGCGCCGGACATCTTCCCAGGTTCCATCGACGTGACCGGCACGATCTCTGCGTACTTCGAGGATGAGACGTTCCAATCCGCGTTCTATAACGAAACGGAAGTGGCAGTAGTCGTGGCGCTGACGGCTGACAATACGCCGACTGCGGACTTCCAAGTCTACAGCTTCCCACGCTGCAAGTTCAACGGCGCGACGAAGAACGACGGTGAAGTGGGGCTGGTGCAGTCGGTACCGTTCGTGGCGCTGCTCAACAACGCAGGGGGCGCTGCTGCTCCTACGCTGCTCACCACGATGTCGATTCAAGACTCGGCGGCTGTCTAAAATAACGAAAGCCCTCTATAATGGGGGCTTCAACCTTCTGCACGCAAAGACCGGCCGTTCGGCGCTAGGCTCATAGCTTAGAGTGCCAGCGATCTTTGCGTGCACTAACCCACGGGGAATTGCATGAGCGACAATCAAGACAACAGCGGCGAAGCCCAAGCATCGGCTCCGGTCATCGGCTTCGACATCGGCCTGTCGGACACCAGCGAGTTGACCTACGACATCCCGTTCAGCTTCGATGCGGACGGTAAGGCCAGCGCAGGCATTACGGTTGTCGGCAAGAACTCCCAGCAGTACAAGGACGCCGACCGCGCTCTTTCGCGCGTGGCGCTGAAGAAGTCGGCTGTGCGCGGCCGCCCGCTGGATCTGAAGAAGGACTCCGACTCGGACGAATTCCTCGATCAGCGCGAATCCACGAACGTCGCGCTCGCGGTCGCCATTACGGTCGGCTGGTTTGGCCTGACGGACAAAGGCGCTGAGTTCCCGTTCAGCAAGGCTGCGGCTCAGATGCTCTACTCGAAGAATAGCGTAGTGCGTGACAAAGTGCTTGTTGCTGTCGAGGACGCCTCAAATTTTTTGAAACGCTGATCAAAGCCACCGTTCAGCATTGCGAGGCTGAATTCAGGCTCGCAAAACTGGGGCCGGACGGGGTACCGAAGCGTACGCATCTTGAAGCGGTCATGAGCCAGACAGGGAAGTTGCCCAAAGAACTGGCTAGTATCCCGAAGATGCCGAACGAGATGGTGTACCTGTTCGAATGGTTTTGCGAGCTTGACATGGCGAGGGGCGGCAACGGGTTCGGCATCAACCCGCTGGGCTTCACAGAGATCAGCGCGTGGGCGCAACTCACACGCAATTGCCCTCAGCCGTGGGAGATCGAGGTTCTGAGACGGCTCGACGCTGTTAGAATCCGGGTAGCGAACGAAAAATAGGGAAAGCAGTGGACATTGCCCAACTCGGCCTTTCAGTCGACTCAACGTTGGCGGTCAAGGGCGCTGGCGAGGTCAGAAGCGCCCTCGACGGGGTTACGGCCAGCGCGGATAACGCGACCGCCTCCGTCGGGAGGCTGGCAGGTGCCACGTCTTCAGCCAGCGCTGCACAGAGCGCCGCCGCCACGGCGACCGAGAGCGCTGCGACGTCCACATCGTCAGCGGCGACCGCTGCGGAGCGCCTGCTTGCCTCTCTCCAAAGGCAGATCGATCTGTACGCAGCCACGGACGCAGCCATTGCATCCTACAACGCGTCAGCAGCCAAGGCGACAGAGTCGCAGACAGCACAGATCGAAGCGTCAGCCGCGATGATCAGCCAGTTGCAGGCCGAAGGTGCGCAGCGCGCACAGTACTATGCGCAAGTGGAGGCGTCAGCCGCCGCTGGCGATAAATTCATTGCGAGCCTGAAGACGCAGGTAGCCACGATGAATCTGACGAGGGCGGAACTCCTTGCCTACAAGGCGGATCAGCTAGGCGTGGCGGAAGCCGCCGCGCCGCTGATTGCCGCACTCACTGCGTCAGGAGCTGCCGCCGCTACCGCTGGGGAAAGCGCGGCGGCGGCGAGCGCGCGGTTTCAGGCTATTGCTGCAGCGGGCGTGGAATGGGCCGCTGCTAATTCTACGGTAACCGGGTCTATAGAGGGGCTGGCGGCAGCCAACGGCGTCGCTGAAAAGTCCGTCGCAAACCTAACCGCTACGATCGAGGCTCAGAACGTATGGTTTAAGGAGACAACTGCCGAGGTGAACGCGTCGTCTGCGGCGTCTAAGGGAGCAGCGGCAGCGGCCGAGGCGCGCGCCGCTGCGGTGGACAAGGTGACCACCAGTCTTGAGCGGCAGCTTGTCGCCGCTACCGCGTCAAAATCGCAACTCGTTGAGTATGACGCGCTCGTTCTGGGGGCTACAGAGCAGGAGACAGCCTACGCTGTTGAGCTTGCCAAGGAAGTTGAGGTACGCGCTGCACAAGCTGCGCAGGGAGCTAAGATGGCGGCAGCCCTCGAAGCAGAAACTGCGGCGACCAACGGCGCAAGGGGGGCCACGGCGGCATTTACCAGTGAGATTCTCGTTCTGTTCCGTGAATTGGCACGCGGCAATTTGACACAGTTCGCTGGCTCGCTCACGAGGTTGATCTCACTTGGTGGCGCGACTGCTCTTCTGTTCAACCCCCTGACGTTAAGCGCGCTTGCGCTCGGCGCCGCATTCGTGAAGGTCGAAAACGAAAACGCTGCGCTTGATCGGGCGCTGGCTCTGACCAACGGCTATGTGGGCGAGACCGCAGACAGCATGAATAAGATGGCGGACGCCATATCGCAGAGTGGGGTGACTATCGGCGTGGCGAGGGACGCACTGACAGAACTCGCCGCGACGGGACGCGTGACAGGGGCCAATATTCAGCTTCTGGGGACGGCATCGGCGGAAGCGGCAACCTACTTAGGCGTCTCGACCAAGCAGATGGCAGCCGACTTCACGAAACTCGGCGACGAGCCGGTAAAGGCTGCGGTAAAGCTGAATGAGCAGTACCATTTTCTGACACAGGCCACGTTCGATGCAGCCGAGGCGCAGCATAAGCAAGGGAATGAGACCGAGGCGGCACGAATTCTGCAAGAGGCGCTCGCCAGCTCCTTCATAAAGGCTGCGGACGACATGAAGACAAAGCAGGGACCGCTTCTAAAGTTCTGGCAGGACTTGAAGGAAACGATCAGCGGCACGGTAGAAGCGATCGGATCGATTGGCGCGACAGCGGGGCCAGCCGAGATTCTCGCGCGGGATCAGGCGAACAAGGCTGCACAGACTGCTAGAGGGCCTTTCAGTTCGTGGACTTCTGAAGATGACGCCAGACTGCAGAAAGAAGCCATGGCGGCCGTAGCAGCGATCGCAGTAGCGCGCAATAAGTCCGCAGCGGACACGGTGGAACAGCAGCGGGAAACCGCGACGCTCACCTATGACACGTGGCATAAGAATTACTGGACCAAGCAGCAAAAGGAAGCGCAGGATCTCAAGGACTATGAAGACAAAATAGCGGGGCCACTCGGGTTAAGCGCAGCGCAGCGCGCAGCGGACGAGGCGCAGATACGAGCCAAAGATAGGCCCAAGGGCGCTGGTGCCGTCAACACCGCCGAAGCGCAAGCCGCACAGCAATCCCTAAAGGATCAGTTCACCGAAGAGCAGAAGCTGACGGCAGACAACCAGAAGATCTTAGACGCGGACCATAAGGCGAAGCTCGTCTCGGACACCGACTTTTATACGCAGGAGAGGACGCTCGTCGCGCAGGACTTATCGCAAAAACTCGACTACTACAGTAAGTTAGAAGCGCTGCTGAAGTCAGAATCTGAGAGTTCGAAGACGTCTAATTCGCAGAAGATCAGGGACGCGAAGCAGGTAGCCAGCTTGGAGTCAGATGCCCGCGTGGCGCAGGCCGACGCGGCGGCTAAGACGAAAGTAATTAACGACGCGGAACTAAAGGCGACGGACGATAAAACCAACGCGGTCGCGAAATATCAAGCGGTGCTGGACGCGCAGTACATAGCTGCGCAGAAGACGGCGGAAGCGCCGTTGACGACCTTTGGGCTGGGTTCGCGGCAGGCCGCGCTGGCATCGGCCGATGCGGCGGCACAGGCAAAGGCTGCGGAGGAGATTACGAAGCTCCAGGCTGCGGCACAAGCAGCCGCACTTGCGAATCCTCAATCAGTCACGGATGCCAGCAAAAAAGCGTATGCAGACCAAGTCGCGGCGGCACAGGCGCAAGGGGACAGGCTTGTCGCGATGAACCATAAAGTCTACGACGAGGTCACTGCGCAGCAGCAAGACTGGCTCGGAGGCGCGAAAACAGCTTGGGCGAACTGGGCGGATAGCGCAAACAATACGGCGTCCCAGGCAGGCAGCACGGTCACCACGGCGCTCAACGGGATGACCGATTCGCTGACCACGTTCGCGACGACTGGCAAGTTGTCGTTCACGAGCCTCGCTGACAGCATCATCAAGGACATGATTCGTATCGCGATCCAGGCGGCTGCGACTCAAGCGCTTTCGGCGCTCTTTGGGGCGGTAGGGGGTGGAGCGAGCAGCGCGATAGGGAGCATCACAGGCGGACTCAGTACGGCTACGGCGGCTCCGATCGCAAGCGCGCTACCGGGTGATAGCATCACCAACTTCCTGAACCTGACAGGTAACGTCGTTGGGAAAGCTGATGGCGGCTACATCAGCGGCCCAGGCAGCGGCACGAGCGACAGCATCAACGCGAAGTTGTCGAACGGCGAGTTCGTCGTGAACGCTGCGGCCACGGCTGCTAACCGACCGATGCTCGAAGCGATGAACGGCGGCGCACAGAGTTCGTCGAGCAAGACGCACTTTGCAACGGGAGGCTTCGTTGGAAGTTCTCCTAGCACCGTAAGTGGCGGCACGTCGATTGTGTTTAACATCTCGCAAGGTGGAACGTCTCAGGGCGCGGCTCCAGCAGGAGGCGCAACAGGCGACAAGCAGAAGACTGCCGCGATGCAGAAAGAGCTTGAGTCGGCCGTGCTAGCGGTGGTTCAGAAGCACTCAGAGCCGGGCGGTCAGATTAACAAAATCATTAAACAGGTGAGTCGTTGAGCGTCGATCTCGATATTTTTACGTGGCTGCCGCAGTACGGCGCGCAAGGGTCGGTTACGCCTAGCGTGCTGACTGCGCAGTATGGGGACGGCTATTCTCAAGATGTGCCGATCGGTGTTAACTCGACGCCGCAGGTATGGACCCTGACTTTCAACAACGACCCTGATACAGGCGACGCGATCTTTCAATTTATCCAGAACAAAGGAGGCGTTCAGCGGTTCTGGTGGACGCCCCCTCGTCAGAGCCTGGCGGTCAAAGTAAAAACGACGGGGGCGTACACGAAAACCGAAACGGACTCAGGACAGGTTACAATCGGGGTTACCTTTACACAGGTCTTTGATCCAGATTAATCATGACGAATCTCATCAACGCGGAAGTCTTAAAGCTCGCCCCGGACCACCTAATAGAACTGTACATTCTGGACACCAACGTAATCGGCGGCGGATCGATCGATTACTTCCACGCGGGGACGGCCACCAACCGCTGGCCCATCGTTTTCCAGGGCATCACGTACCAGCCATTCCCGATCGAGATCACCGGGTTCGATCGTACAGGACAAGGCACGATCCCGAAGCCCAAGGCGTCAGTATCGAACGTGCAAGGCGTCATCTCAGCAACCGCGCTGCAATTCAATGACTTGGTGGGCGCGAAGTTCACACGCAAACGTACGTTCGCGAAGTTCCTTGACGGCAGCCCGACCGCCGATCCTACGCAAGAGTTTCCGCTCGACATTTATTACGTCAACCAGAAGCTCAACGAGAACGCGCAGCTTGTAGAGTTCGAACTGACAACGTCGTTCGACATGATCGGCTTATCGCTGCCTAGTCGCCAGATCCTCCAAAACAGTTGCCCGTGGGTCTATAAAAGCGCTGAGTGTAGCTGGGTGCCTGTGGCGGGGGAGTACTTCGATGTGAACGATGTTTCGCAGGCGCTGATCGGTGGGGATGTGTGTGGCAAACGTCTGACATCGTGTGAGGCTAGGTTCGGAGCGGTTACATTGCCTTTTGGCGGTTTCCCGGGCGCGCGGGCGTATATATGAATAAGGCTTGCGCTGAGTGCTGCTTTAATGGTGCGCGCAAGAGCAGCGGAGACTGGCCTAGCCTACCTTGGAGCAATCATGTCTGACATCGTGCGCCAGATGATCGAGGTCGCCCAGCAGGAGGCGCACGACAACGAGCGGCCTCGGGAACGCTGCGGGGTTGTCGTAAAGGAAGGCAACAAGCCACGCTTGATAGAGTGCAGCAACGTACACGACAACCCGCACGAGTTCTTCAGAATCTCTGCGCAAGAGTGGGCCTACCTGGACATCGATCACGAGGTGCTGTCGGTGTGGCACACGCACCCCAACGGCACGGCTGCTCCCAGCCAAGCCGATCGCGTGATGATTGAGGCGACGGGTCTGCCGTGGCACATCGTCAGTTGGCCTGAGGGCGGACATAGTTACACGGAGCCGACCGGCTACGAGGCACCGTATGAGGGCCGAGTATTCGTACACGGCATTCTGGATTGCTACGCGCTTGTGCGGGACTGGTACAGGCGCGAGATGAGCGTAAGCCTGCCCAACGATGACCGGGAGGATGAGTGGTGGAATAAGGGGAAGAACACCTACCTCGACGGCTTCGAGAAGAATGGATTCGTGTCGATGGGTGCCGACGTGCGCAACCTGCGCAGAGGTGACGGAATCCTTATGCAAGTCGTTTCCAAGGTGCCTAACCACGCTGCGGTTTACCTCGGAGATGGTAAAATCCTGCATCATGTGCACGGCAAGCTGTCGAATATCACCACGTACGGCGGCTACTGGCTGAAGCACACCACGCACATTCTCAGACACCGGGAGCACCTATGACTACAGTCGTTAACGAGTACACCGAGGTAATCCTCGCAGGCGAGCTTGGAAAGAAATTCGGGCGCGTGTGGAATCTCGTGGTGAAGAACCCGATCCACGCGCTGCGCCTGATTGGGCTGAATCGGCCAGACTTCAGGAAGCACCTACGAGAAAGCGCTGAGAAAGGCTTGTTCTATCACGTCATCGTAGATAAGCGCCACCGCAGCGAAGCTGAACTGCGTCTGCCCGCAGGCAAGCGCTTAATCATCGCGCCTGCTGTGCAGGGGGCAGGAGGGAAGACGTTCGCGATATTTGAGCTTGTGGCTTCGGCGGTCCTCGCTATAGTAACCTTCGGGACTAGCCTGATTCCAGAATCGGCTGCCCTCGCCGCAGCGTCGATGGCGGCAGGTCTGGCGCTTTCAGGCATTACAGGACTCTTGACCACTGTCCCCAAAGTAGGGACCGGGCAGTCCAGCGCGGCGCTGCAATCCTCGTTCTTTAACGGGGCGACTAATACGCAGCTACAAGGTACGCAGGTTCCCGTTGTCTACGGTGAAATGCTGATCGGGTCGCAGGTGGTGAGCGCGGCGTTGAGCGCCGTTGATGCCAGTTCGGCTGGGCAGGTTTCAGGGCTGGTCAAAGAATGACGGATGTCGTGAAGTTGAGCAATAGACCCGCTCCGCAGGGCGCAGGCGGGGGCAAGGGCGCAGGCGGGGGTGGGCAGACTCCTACAGAAGACCCGGACTCGCTCCAGTCGATTGCCTCGGTTGCTCTGCTCGACCTGCTCTGCGAGGGGGAGGTCCAAGGGCTGGTCAACGGCATGCAGTCGATCTTCCTGAATGGCGTACCGTTGCTGCAGAATGATGGCGTTACCGCGAACTTCTCAGGCGCGACAGTCGGGTGGACGAACGGCACACAGACACAAAGCTACCTCCCAGGCTTCGGGGGCGTTGAGGCTACGGTAACACTCAACACGCAGGTAAGAAACAGCCTGCCGATTACGTTGGCGGTAGACAATCCGGCTGCGAATGCTGCAGTCATTACGTTGTCGGTTGGAGGGCTGTCCTCAACCAGCAATTCCACGGGCGATGTAACAGGGTCGTCCGTGGAGATGGTCGTCGACTACCAGCCGCAAAACAGCGGCTGGATTCGCGCGATTGACGCGGTGATCACAGGAAAGACGCGCAGCCCTTATGAGCGCAGTTACCGCTTCCCGTTGACAGGCACCGGCCCGTGGAATGTGCGGGTGACGCGCGTGACCCCGGACTCCGAGACGCAGTTGCTCGTGAACGATACTTACGTCGACGCGCTGTCGTCCATTGTCGACCAAAAGTTGAGCTACCCGAACTCGGCGCTCGTAGGTATGCAGATTGATGCCCGCCAGTTCAGTAGTATCCCGACGCGCACCTATCTTGTGCAGGGCATGAAGATACGGGTGCCGAGCAACTACGACCCAGTGTCCAGGCTCTATTCGGGTATATGGGATGGCAGCTTCCAAGTCGCGTACTCTAACAACCCGGCGTGGTGCCTGTATGACCTGATGACGTCGACTCGGTACGGGCTTGGCAACTATATCGAAGCATCTCAGATCGATACGATTGGCTTGTACGAGATTGGGCAGTATTGCGACGAGATGGTGCCGGACGGGTTCGGCGGCCAGGAGCCTCGCTTTCAGTTGAACACCGTGCTCAACACGGCCAAAGCCGCGTATGACATGATTCAGGATATCTGCAGCGTCTTCCGAGGCATGACCTACTGGTCGGCGGGGGCAGTGGTCGTGACGCAGGACGCGCCGACGACGCAGCCGATGCCGCTGTTCTCGCCCGCCAACGTAGTCAATGGTTCGTTCAACTATGTCGGCAGCGCGCGCAAGGACCGGCATACGGTCGCTTACGTCCAGTGGAATGATCCGGCGCAGCAATACCAGCAGGCGACGGAGTATGTTGAAGATCCTGACGGCATCACGCGCTACGGCATCAGGTCTATGCAGATCATGGCGGTCGGGACGACGACGCGGGGGCAGGCGTACAGGCTGGGCAAGTGGATGCTGCTGTCTGAGCGCGTCGACACGGACCAGTTGACGTTTCAGACGGGTCTTGACGGCGCGCAGTTGTTCCCCGGCCAGATTATTCAGGTCGCAGACCCAGTGCGCGCGGCACGTCGTATGGGTGGACGCACGCTTGCAGGTACGACGGTTAGCATTCAACTGGACGCGCCCATCACGTTCGACGGAGGGCAGTCCTATACGCTGTACTTTATGGATGCGAACGGGGATCAGCAGTCGATAGGCGTTGAGAACACGCTGAACACGACGGACCAGTTGCAATTCGTCACTGCCACTCCTACCGCGCCGAATCCAGGGTTCATGTGGATGCTTTCATCCACCGACCTGAATACGCAGTTGTTCCGAGTCATTAACGTAACAGAGTCGGCCAAAAACACTTTCGACGTACTGGCCGTGACGTACAACGAGTCGAAGTTCAACGACGTTGACTTCAATACGAAGCTGCTGTTACCGCCGATCGGCCTCGGCAGCGGATTGGGTGCCGCGCTCCCGACGAACTGGTCCGTCACGCCTGCGACGTATCTGAGTGCGCCGGGCGTGCTTGGGCAGAAGCTGATTTTGTCGTGGAGCGGCAATACCACGCAGTTTCAGTTGCAGTACCAAGTCAACAGCGGCGTCTGGGTTACGGCCACGATGCACACGCCTGGGTACGAGATTCTTGGCGTGACGGCAGGTGATGTTTACGACTTCCGCGTGTTCGGAGTGTCATCGGACGGCACGCTGTCTTCGTCGCTCGATGAGACCTACACGGTGCTTGCCAAGTCGGTTGCGCCCGGCGCGCCGTCGAGCCTGACGGCTGCGGGCAATATCCGTTCGGTGGTGTTGAACTGGGGTGCGCCGTCCGATCTGGATCTGGATCATTTCCAAGTGTTCTATGCCTCCACTAACATCATCGGCAATGCTGTGCTGGTGGCGGATAAAGTAGGATCGACGACGTGGACGGTAGGGGGTTTGACACCCGGGTCGACGTACTACTTCTGGGTCCGGGCGGTCAATACAAGCGCGCTGAACGGCCCGTACAACAGCAACATAGGCACGGCCGCGACGGTGCTGTACACGCAGCCGGGCGACTTCTCCATCGGTAGCATTCTCAACGCAATATCGACCGCAAACGAGATTAATGGCGCGCTGATCGCTAACCAGACGATCACGCAGGCCAACATCGCTGCGCAGGCGGTAGGCACGGCGCAGATTCAGAGTGCGGCAGTCGGCACGGCGCAGATTGCAAGCGGTGCCGTGACGGCCACGCAGATCGCGAACGCTGCGATCGGCACAGCACAGATCCAGAACGCAGCGATTACGACGGCGCTGATTCAGACGGCGGCAGTCGGCACTGCACAGATCCAGAATGCGGCGATCTCGTCGGCTTTGATAGCGAACGCTGCGATTGGCACTGCGCAGATTCAGGATGCGGGGATCACGACGGCCAAGATCGGAACTGCGCAGATCGACACGCTGCGTATCGGGGCGAACGCTGTTACGACGCTAGCGTCCTGGTCAGGGTTGGGCAGCGGTTGGTATACGTCCACTAACCAGCAGGTTGGGTACACAGCTTCTGGCGGGGATATCCTAGTTTTTGTTGTCGGCACGTGCGGCATCCCCGCATCAGGGGAGACTATCCAGAACACACCTGGCGGGGTGACTGTCTCCCTCAACGGAACCGCTGTTGCTTCTGTTTCCGACAGCTTAGGCACGCAAGTAACAGGGTTCGGGCGGATTACTGGGGTAAATGGCAGCGTTACTGTGAACGTGGCTTCAAACAACGCTCTTTACGTTAGCGTCGCTATTTTTGAGGCAAAACGATGACCATAACCGACACCAACACGCCGGTCGACTACGTCGTAGCCGACGCGACCGGGAAGATCATAATCAAAGGGCGCGTCCCGTTCTTTATGCTCGAAGCCCAGCCGCTGCAAACTGGGCAGTCTATCGTGCAGGGCGACGCCGACCCTGCGACCGACTACGTCCTCAAAGGCGTCATCACGCCCCGCCCCGCCAACCCCACCACGCTGACCGGCATGAAATTGCTGAACGTGCCAAACCCCTCTACTGTTACAATAGACGGCGTAAACCCGCAGCAAGTGACGGACGGAGAAGTGGATTTGAGTTTTACACAGCCGGGTACATATACCATAACAGTTTCTTCGTGGCCGATGCTTGACGCCTCGTTCCGGGTGACGCAGCCGTGAAGATAGTCCACAACCCCGACCCGAGGCCGCTGAGGCAGAAAGCATACCCGTCGACCGGGGATCAACTCGACGCGATCTGGAAGATTGTGAACGCTCTGCTCGCGGGCGGTATTCCGCCTGACGACGCGCTGAAAGTGCGTGACGAGATAGCAGCGGTAAAAGCTAAATACCAAAAGGGGAAATAAGTGGCTGCTGCGGCTTATGATATTCAGCTTGAGCAGGGCGAGACCTTCAGCCCCGTCTGGACATGGAACTGGCCGGGCGCTGGCCCGTTCAACTTCACGGGCTATTCTGCGCACATGCAGATCAGGTCCACGTTCTATGCAGGGGCGACGCTCGTGGACCTGCACAGCAATACGGGCGGCATCATCTTAGGTGGCGTATTGGGCACGATGCAGCCGATCATCACGGCATCCGCGTCCGCTGCTCTCCTGTCTGGACAGGTGCCATTGTCCCAAATTCTGAACGGCCGTTCAGTTTATCAGCTTGGCGTATACGACGTGAAAATTACAGACCCTAGCGGTAGCGTCCTCACCCTCATGGGCGGCAATGTATGGATCGCCCCGCAAGTAACCGTAGGCGGGGCCTAAGACATGGCGGTAAATCCAGTACTCACGAACAATGCGTTTTCGCTCACAGTAGATGTTAGCGGCGCACAGGCTGCAGGAACTTTTGCAGCGGAGGCGCAGGTTTCGGCGCTGGCGGCTTCAGTAAGCGCTGCTACAGCCACGACTGAGGCGGCCATTGCGACCAGCGCCGCGACGAGCGCAACAGCCAGCGCTACCAGTGCGACAGCCAGTGCAACGAGCGCAACAGCCAGCGCGGCTAGTGCGTCCGCCAGCTCTGTTGCACTTACGGCGGGCCTCGCCTCGTTTAACAAGACATGGCTCGGCCCGCATACGAGCGACCCGACGCTGGATAACCAAGGCAATGCGCTCGTGATCGGCGCAGATTATCTGAATACCAGCGTCACGCCGAACACCATCCGAGTTTATACGTCGACGGGGTGGCAGGACCAAGACGCCACGGCGGAAGCTGCAAGCGCTAACGCATCACTGTCCGCCACTCAGGCTGCGACCAGCGCGGGAAACGCGGCGTCCAGTGCGACGGCGGCGGGTACGAGCGAAACGAACTCAGCCGCTAGCGCCACGTCAGCATCTGCGTCGGCTTCCACCGCGACGGCGCAAGCTACCAACGCGTCTAACAGCGCCACGGCGGCCGCCACGAACGAAACGAACGCTGCGGCGAGCGCGACGTCCGCCTCGGGCAGCGCCACGGCAGCGAGCACAAGTGAGACCAACGCATCCGCCAGCGCGACGTCCGCCTCGGGCAGCGCGTCTACTGCGACGACGCAGGCCGGAAACGCGTCAACCAGCGCAACTAACGCAGCTACTTCGGCGAGCACTGCGACGACGCAGGCCGGAAACGCGTCAACCAGCGCAACTAACGCAGCGAACAGCGCTACTTCAGCTTCGAATAGTGCGTCCGCAGCGGCGACCAGCGAGACGAACGCCTCGAACAGCGCCTCGGCTGCCGCAACGAGTGCATCTAACGCGGCGGCTGCTGCCGCAGGACTGTCGGTCGTGAACGGCGTGTTGAGCGTAGCAGTGAACGGCGGGGTGACGCTGACTGCTGACCAAGCCGCCAACGGCATCCACGTCTACACAGGCACGCTGGCGGCGGCCACGACGGTCACGTTGCCGATGACATCGCATCCGTTCATCGCTGAGAACAAAACGACAGGGGCGTTTCCTCTCACGGTCGCAGCTACTGGCGGTGCAGCGCAGATCGTGATCCCGCAGGGTGCGACGATGCAGTTGTTCTGCGACGGCTCGACTGGCATTTTGCAGTCGAGCACCGCGTTCGTGGCGGCGCAAGGTGTGACGTCCCCCTTAGGCGACAGTTCGCTGCAGCTCTCGACTAACCAGTTCGTGCAGTCAACCGTGAACGGGCGGCTGTCCTTATCGGTCGCGGGCAATTCGGACGTCAACCTGACCGCTGCGCAGGCAGGTCAAGGCGTTCTGGCTTTCACGGGCGCGCTGACCGGAAGCATCGCTGTGACGATCCCGGCGGCGTCTACGGGCGAGCGCGTTATCGAAAATTTGACGACCGGGCCTTACACGCTGACCGTAAAGACGCCGGCAGGAACGGGCATCGCTGTGACGCAAGGCGCGACGCAAAGCGTGTTCTGCGACGGCACGAACGTGCTGCTGTCGTCGAGCGATCTGGTGGGGTCTGGGGCGCTCCCGGCTGCGGGCGGCACGCTGACCGGCCCGTTGAGTACTACATCCACGATCACATCAGGCGCGTCGGGGTACACGTTCTCTGACGGGTCGGTTCAGGGGAGCGCTGCGGCGGGCAAGAACCGGATTATTAACGGGGCTTGCAATGTGGCGCAGTATGGCGCAGTTGCTTCGACCCCTGGGGCAACATTTTATGGGGGTGTAGATAGGTTCGTCGCCATTAATGAAGCATCTGCGGGCGGGCAATTCACTCAGTCGCAAGGGTCAATCACCTACAACGGGGTAACCAAAAACGCTGTTGTTCAGACGGTTAACACCGCGGTGTCGAGCCTTACAGGCATTAACGAGTGGTATGGAATTGGCCAACGCATTGAAGGGATCAACGCCCACGACTTGTTGGGGCAACCTGTTACAGTCTCGTTCATATTCAATACGAACGTCGCAGGAACCTATACCCTTGCATTGCGGGACGGGTCAAACGCCAATAATTATGTGACCACGTTCGCTGCCAGCGCGAATACACCTGTTAGAGTGGTGGTCTCTGTACCGGCGGTTCCCATAAACGCAGGGATTCCAAACACGTCTGCGGGGGGGATGTTCCTGAATATCGGCGCCATAAACCAAGGAACGTACCAAATAGCAGCCTCGAATTCTTGGCAAAGTGGGAAGTACTTCAGCGCAACAGGCGCAACCAACTGGGGCGCAACGGCTGGCAACTTCATCGCTGTCACGGATCTTCAACTTGAAGCAGGCAGCGTGGCGACGCCGTTTGAACGACGATCGTATAGGTATGACCTTACTGAGTGTCAGCGGTATTACCAGATTGCCGGTAATGGGTCATTTGGGGCATTTGAGACCGCTACGTCAATCGGTATAGCAGAAAAATTAACTGTAAATATGCGCGCTGCTCCGACTCTTTCGACTATCCCAGGGCTGACGCCGGCATTTAGATCAAGTAGTACCGACTTCTCAACCACAACCTACGTGCTATCAAATTCTATATCCACCGTGAATGGCTTATGGACGCAGGTTTCAGGTTTTACTGGCGGCACAATAGGCGCAATGGCATACTCGCGCAACAACCCAGCCTTTACCTCTCAAGGGTTTATTGCGTGTAACTCAGAACTCTAAATGCTTACATACTCGCTCGTCGCAAACAGCGCATCAATCCAACGCTCGGATGGCGCGTTTATCCCCGCCGACCCGAACAACACCGACTATGCGAACTACCTCGCATGGGTCGCTGCGGGTAACACCCCAACACCGCAGCCCGGCACCCCCCTTGCTACTGCACAGCAACAGCAGGTCACCACGATCTCAAACGCGTGTCAGGACGCGATCTACTCAGGCTTTTCATCCAGCGCGCTCGGCGCGGTTTATCATTACCCAGCGCTGGACCGGGATCAGTCGAATCTGGCGGCGGCGGTCTTCGCCGCGATCTCGGCAGGGCAGAGTACCGTGGTATGGGTGGCGAGTACGCTTTGCCAAGCCGGCATGCTAATAGCCGCGAATGGGCAGATTAACATCAACCTGACGAAAGGCACGTGCGGGCCTTCCGCGCCTACGTGGCCTTCTACTGTAGGTACGATCGCTCTCGACGGCGCTGCAACGTGGGAGATATGGACGACACCGCTCTGGTGCCGAAACCAGAGCGGTGTCTGGTCGCTGCAGCAACACACGTCTTCGCAGGTCCAGCAAGTAGGCCAAGACGCCTTGACAGCCCGCACAACTTATCAGGCAAAGAACGCGGCACTCGCCGCGCAGATTATGGCAGCAACGACGGTCACTGCGGTTCAGGCGACAGTGTGGTCGTAACCGCAGACACATCTGGTTACAAATTTGATTCTGTCGTACAATATCGCCATTGCAAGGGCGGCTATCGCACGTCAGAATCGAACCGCCTACCTAGGGCGGTCACGCCGGGGAACACATGGATACCAGCTCGCTTGTTTTCATCGGACTGGCCGCAGCAGGCGGCGTTGGCACCGTCGCCTGGTTTTGGATTCGGAGTGTCCAGATGGGCCTCGACAACGCTGCTAAAGTGCTTAACGGCAAAGCCAACCTTACTGACGTAGGGTCGCTGAAAGACGAACTCCACGCCACGAAGCTGGAGATGAACACCCAACTGAAAGATTTTCAGTTGGAATGTCAGAAGAATTTCGTGTCTAACCCGGCCTTAATGCAAGTCATGGCGAGCCTGGATCGCACCATCCAGCAGCTTACTCAGGCCATTCAGCACAACGCTCTAGAGTCTCGTGAAGGGATCAAAGCGATCAACGATCGCATCGACAACCTGATGCACAACCGGAATCCATAAATGGCAACGATTACAGCGACGCAAGCCGGGGGGCAGAACCGCGTTGCTTTTTTACAGATGATCGCGGCGAGTGAGATTGGCCCGGCGCTGCTTGCCAAGACCGACGACGGCTATTCGTGCCTCGTAGGCGCCACGCCCGCGCGTCCTCTGACGTTCCCGTCTTATGCGGACCACCCGAACGTCTTCAACGCAGCGCTCGATTCGACCGCAGCCGGACGCTACCAACTGCTGTATCACTGGTGGGCGGATCGCACCGTCAACGGCAAGGTGTACCACGGGTACAAGACGATGCTGGCGCTGAAAGACTTCAGCCCGCTGTCGCAGGATAAGGTCGCGCTGCAGCAGATCCGCGAGTGCAACGCGTTTCCGTATATCGATGCGGGCGATTTTGAGCACGCGGTCGCGCTGTGCGCGCACATTTGGGCCAGTTTGGCTGGCAGCACGTACGGCCAACATACGAACTCTCTGGCGCTTCTGCAGGGTTATTACACCGCAGCAGGCGGCACTCTGTCGACCTGACCATGTGGACCTCCGCCAAAAAAGTCATCAAAGACTGCACGACGGAAAACAACGGGGAATCGTACTGCGCCTTCCGGGTCGCTGCGATGACGGTCATTGCAACGGGTTTCCCGACGTTTTTAGCCTGCACGATCTATACTGTCGTACGTAATGGCACGTTCGACATGTGTTCGTTCGGTACAGCGCTTTGCGCGATACTCGGTGGCTGCGGCGTTCTCGCAGGCGGCGTGGCGCTCAAAGCCCGTACGGAAATCTGACAGGAGACTCCATGCCCAATCCTTACGTGATACTGGCGGCCTTTGGCGCGACCATCGGCCTAGCCGTCGCTTCTTTCGGTATCGGCCATCACATCGAGTATCTCGAGCTGGTAGCTTACCAGAAGACGCAGGCTGCGGCGGCAGAGAAGCAAGTCGCAGACAACAAGACCGCGCTAGTCAAGCAGCAGCAGGCGGATCAGGCTGCGATGGACAAGATCAACCAAGACCACGGAGTGCAACTTAATGAGATCACTCAGCGTCGTGATGCTTTGCTCACTGCTAACCGCAACCTTACTCAGCGGCTGTGGGTCAGTACCAGTTCCGGTAAGCAGCCTTCTGGCGTGCCCCAAGTTGGAGCCAGTGGACCCGATGATGCTCAATCCGGTCGAGCAGCACTTTCTTACGGATCTTCAAAGTTTTTCTACGATGAATTCGCCCAAGCCGACGTCGACACAGCAACCATCGCCGCTCTCCAGCAAATAGTCGCGCATGACCGGGAAGTGTGTAATGGAAGCTTGCCAGGCGCGGCGGCTGCGAAGTAGAATAGCGCAACGCCACGATCGCGTACCCCTTCAGAGGTTCTGATACGTTGTAGATAAAGCCCGCTCTCGCGGGCTTTATTTTTTCTCCCGATCCTTCAATTCCTCGCGGGCCTCTTCGCACTCACTGCAGTGCTCGATCGCGAAACGGATGCCCTCCGAAAGATTCCCCTGCCCTAGCTTTCTGGCTAACCGCGAGTGTGTCGCTGTAAGTCGGGCGTAATACACTTCCATCGCTACATCCGGGTACAGCCTTTTTCTTCCTGGCTTTTCCACCCGAATCTCCTCCCCCATTTCGTATGACGCATCGAATTCGTCAGACGCCGATGATCTTACCATGCGTGTTAAGCGGAGAGACCGCGTAGTCGTACGGCGGAAACAACATCTTACACAAAAGGAACGAACATGGACGGCACCACATCCTCGCCTGTCACCCACAACGTCTATACCACGGGCAGCGGTGACGGGGCAGCAGGGGGCAGCAGCGCTCTGCATTCGATCATCCCCGCCATGATGGCGATGGGCCAGAACCAGAATCAGCACCTCCCGGCTATCGCCGCTGCGGCGCTTGCTGGCGGAGCAGGTGGCGTCGGTCGAGGCACTCACGCGGGTCTGGGCGCAGCCGCTGGCGGCGCGATCGGCTTCGTGCTCGGCGCGTTGCTCAACGGCGGCAGCGGCGGTCTGTTCGGGGGTAACAACAACCGGAATGAAGGTAGCCTCGTGACCACGACTGACTTGAACACAGCCCTGAATCAGCAATCGCAGAATCAAAACACCAACGCGATCCTTCAGCAACTCTCGGCCATCGCCGTTGCGATTCCTGAGAACGAAGGCAAGGTTCAACTGGCTATCTCGCAGTCGGAGAACCACATCTCGACGCTGGCACAGCAAAACGCGCTGTACTTGGCGAACAGCACCGCTGCGATCAACCAGAACGTCAGCAGCAACACGGCGACCATTATTGCGGCAGCAGGCACCAACAAGGATGCGATCAACGCTGCGTCGAACTTGTCGCAACTGGGCATTTCGAACCTCAGCACGATCGCGCAGCAACTGGCGGCGGGCCTTGGTCTGCAGGCTGCGAACAACCTGTCTGTCATCCAGACGACGATCCGCGATGATGGCGACAAGACGCGCGCCCTCATGACGGCGTTCAATGACGCGACGCTGAACCGCATCATCACGACGCAGGCCAACGAGATCATCGAGTTGCGCAACGATCGTACGGTGAGAGGCAACGGTCTGGAGATCACGCAAACCGTCAACCAAGTCCAGGCGCAAGCCCAGGCTCAACAACAGCAACAACAGCAGTTCCTGGTTCTGTCGAACATCGCTTCGTCGCTCTCGGGCCTGACTCAAATTGCTCATGCTACTAACCAGAACGTCATCGCTGGCAATACGGGCGCTGTCACGACTGGTGCGCAGTCTGCCAACCCTGTGAACGTGGCGTAGCCGCGAAGTTGTTAGAGGGCCGACTCTAAAGGTCGGCCCTGCTTAAAGGAGGATTACGATGCTAATTTCGCCGATCCAGATGGCGCAGATGCAGTTTCTGTTGAGCCAACTGCAGATGGTCAGGTTTTTTAGTTTCCTGGCTCCCCAGCGTTTGCAGGTTGCGAAGGCCCGTAACCAGCAAATTATCACGGGGAATCTCGCGGCGGTGACTACGGGCGCGCAGAACGCCAACCCGATAAACGTGGCGTAATCCTGTCCGCTTTTACGCAGGATCAATGAGAGGTCCCCGTGCTTCAGATACTCCCGTTTTCAGGGATGTCGATGGCTCAAGGTAGCCTGTTGCAGCAGCAATTCGGATTGATCCAGCAGCAGCAGTCGCTGCAGCCTGTGGTCTTTCAGCCCGTGCAGCAACAACAGTCCAGCAACTTGCCTGTCGTCATCCCACCTCTACCTCCTACGCCGACTCCCGATCTTTCGTACGTGTTCACGCAGACTTCGGTGTCTCCGGTGTGGACCATTAATCACAACCTAGGGACGTTTCCCTCGGTGACGATCGTAGATCCGTCGGGCAACCAAGTATTCGCTCAGGTTCAGTACATCAACAGCAACCAGGTAGTCGTCACATTCTCGCAACCCTTTGCGGGTTCGGCCTACCTGAGTGCGTAAGGAGAAAGAATTATGGCAATCGATGTCTATGCTTCATTCGACATGCACCAGAACGTCATCAGCGAGTTCGCAATTCAAAGCGGCGCAGCGTTCCCTGCAACTCCCGTTCTCGGTCAGCATTTCATCTTGACACCGGGTAACGTCGAGTCATACTGGAACGGTACCGTCTGGGTTGCGCTCGGCAACGGCCCGTATAAGTTCGCTCAGACCATCGGCAACGGCGTTCTGCTGACTTTCGTGGTGAACCACAACCTGGGAACGCAAGATACGATAGAGTCGCTGTATAGCGTCTCTGCGCCGTTTGCGGAACAGATCGCTGTAGTTCAGCATACGGACGCGAACAACACGACGTTCATTTTCACTATCCCGCCTGCGTTGAACTCTGTGCGGGCGGTCATCCACGCCTAATAGGCAGGAGGGCATCATGTTCGGTCCGTTCGGGTTCCCAGGAATTTTCCCAGGGTTTGGTTTCGGCGGCATTCTGCCCTCCTACATACCGTACTTGGTAGCGAACGGATTCGGCAAGTGCAACTGTTCGAATCCTCTGCAGAACCTGCCGTCGTTCATTTTCCAGCCGCTCATCACGCCATTTCCGTTCACAAGGCGGTTCTGGTAAAGAAAGCCCCGCTCAAAAAGCGGGGCTTTTTCCTTCCAGCATCACAGCGTACTCGACTGCCGCCCCGCTCATGCGCGCCCGGCTGGCGACTGCGAAATTGGCGTCGGACACCGAAGGGTAAGACCGAGGCAACCGCTGCCAGCCAGTAGGCTCTTTAGCGTACCCGCGCCGGATGCGGTACCAGATGCAGTAGACCTCAGAATTCATGAGGTGCCCACAGCGCTCGGTTCTGTGCGCTTCGCCTCTGCAGTTCCAGCCCCTCTTTCCTAAGACAGTCGACCTCACGCTGCATGGAGTCGATACTGGCGAGAAGTACCGCGTCAGCGATCTCACGCTGCTTTCGGCGCTCCCTACGCCGTCGCTGCAGTTTCTCGGTATCGTCTTTGACGTCTTTCATCACTTCTTCCTCTTAACACGTTCAGGTAGATTTTTGACCGGCACGCCCTTTTGTGCAGCGACAAGTTTCTTCGCTGCGGTCTGCGACAGTCCGGTCTTCTTGGCAATTGCAGGACTGCGCGCCGCCGCCTGAAAAAGCCTGTTCTGGGCTTTGCTGACCGCAGGCATTACACCGCCCTCTGTATCTCATCGACGAATTTCAGCGTCTCGCGCCGCAAGTGGTCGGCGAGGCGTGGGTCGATGATGCTCTTGATGGTGGCGGCTTCAATTCCGAGCGTTGCAGCGGTCTCGAAGTCGAGAGCCGACTTGGCAGACGTCAGGATCGGGTCCACGCCTGCCCCGGCCACAGGGCAACCGCCCGGGCCGTCGCACAGCGCGAGGACAGCTTGCCAGTCTTTGCTGCGTTTCGTGCAGGTATCGATCAGCGTGTACTCGTCCGGGTCCAGCAAGTGCGCCTCAAACCGTGCGTGCTCCTCGACGATCTCAGCCCAGAACTTGACAACTTCCTGCCGGTCATATTCCGACTGGCCGCCAGCGAGTTGCGTAAGGCGCGTCGTCCACCGCTCCGCCTCATGCTGCGTGTGCTCGAAGAACAGGGGCCAGACGAGGCTGCGTAACGCGCCGCTGGTCTGTGCTGCGCCCTGCTTTGCCTTGTAGTCGATGAACGGCTTGATGGCGTCAGTGACCATTGTACAGAACGCCTTCAGACCGTCCAGCTTGGGCGGCCCGCTGGCGTCGATCTTCTTGAGTAGGTCGGAGAACGTCTTATTGAACTGCTGCGCTTGGGTGCGTTCGGCCTGCGCGACTTCGGGGGGCATCAGCAGCACGAAGAATAGCGCGTGTTCCGCCATGATGTCGACGGCGAAGCGCGCATCGGCCCATGCGTGCAAGCACGGATCGGCCTGGTCGAGCGGAGGGAGTGTCACGATCTTTTCGAACTCTGAGTCAGGGGAAACGATACCGTCCCTGTCGTATAGGATGAACTGCGCTGCTGCCATGATTGGTCTCCGGTTACTTCACTTTGCCTGCGAGGAACTCGCAGTAGGTAGCATACAACTCCCGGAACTTTACCTTGGCGATGTCCGAATCAAGGAATTGCTGGAAGCCTGGCGCCCCCATCTTCACGTGCAGGCCGATCTCTACCATCTGCTCGATAGACAGGGTTGCCATCGCGATCTTGAGGATGGGCGCCCACATCTTGACGTCGGGCAGCATCGACCCTTTTGCAGCCGGGGCGGGGGTTGGCGCTTCTACGGGTGTGGCTTGTGGGAGGGCGGGTGCGGTCATGTCGGGTTCCGGTTGGGGCGAGGGCAACGGCGCAGGCGTTTCCTGAACGACAGGCGCCGGGGCGGGAGAAGGCTCCTGCTGCAGCGCTTGGGCAGATTCAGGGACCGCCACAGGTGCAGCCGCTTCAAGAGTAGCGGGCGGGGCAACAGCAGGGGCCGGGACCGCAGCGTTGGTCATAACTTGCTGGACCATCGAAGGCGTCATGGGCAGCGATGGCGAATTCTGCTGTAGAGCCGCCAATTGGTCAGCGAGCGACACATTGGGATTTGCCGACTGCATCGCCTTAAGCGCTGCGATCTGGGCCTGCAGCGCCTCGATCTGCTGGTTCTGCGAGAGTGGTGCGCTGCTCAATTTCAACCTCTTTAGGTATCTGCGGATCATCCATTCGGCGATCCAGGATTTCACTTTCGTCAGCATGGCGGCAGCACGTGAAAGCAGGTAACCCCTTCCGCGCGGTACATGCTGACTACAGGCATCTCGTTATCATAGGCGCACAGGACGCGCTCGCTTGGGATTGTTCCGTCGTGCAGCCAGCGCATCTTTATGTCAGCAGCTTCACGCGTGTCGCCAGCCGGGCGCATCAGCAGCCTGTTGTAGTAAATGTTGTGCTTGAATAACCAGTCTTCGGTATGGCTGCGGACCGAGTCGCTGCGCGCGGACACGATCCACATATCGCGACTGGCTGTGAAGTGGTCGCAGAATACCGATATGACTTCTTCGTAAGGCGCGTCATCGACGCACGCTGCGGTATAGGCGTCCCAGTCGATCGGCTGTTCCCGCAGGAGATGGGCGCGGTGCGCCGTGAGTGCCAGCGTGTCATCAAGGTCAAATATCACTAGGTCCCGCATGCCGCGCTCCTTGGTCGAAGGCGTCGGCTGCCTGACCGCACCTGCTGGTTGCCCATATGACGCCGAGGATGAATCCGACGCCAGCGCAGACTAGAAGACACACAGCCAGAAGCAATGCAGCGTTCGAGTATTCGATCACGTTCACCCTCGACAGGATGGAAAAAGGGCCGCACGTGAAGGCCGGCCTAAAGCCACATCAACCGGGGGATTGATGCAGGACTCCATCCTATATCGTCGGACGAAGCAAAGTCGTAACGAAGTGTATCAACGCAGCCACCAGACGAGCGAGGCTACCACAGCACCGATTAGAGCGCTGCGGAGGTGGGAGAGGATCAGCCGGGTGCGGTAATGCATGATGAGGCTCCCAAGCGATGTCGCTTCAACGCTGCGACCGCGACGGGTACGATCGGTTCGATCAAACTCAGCATTGCCTCAGCATAGACCCGAATCTCGTATTGCGAGTGCTCGTGGAGACGTAGTTTCAGGAAGTGCGCGAGATTGTGCAGGTCGACCGTGCAGAAGCAGTGTGAGTAGGTCGCGACCGGCAGAACAGTACGTGCCAGTTCGCGGGGGACGCCGTCAGCGATCATGTCCCGGTAGATAGTAAAACTGTCTCGGTTGAGGTTTGCCATCATGTCGCGCCAACCTTCTGCGAACGGGTGCTGCTCTTCCGTGCGCATCTGCTTATTTGAAGCGTGCTGTGTCGTGATCTGCTCGACGGCGGGTACGTAAAATTCTTCCGGCAACTCTGCGTAACGTGCGCTAACCTCGTTGAACGACCATGTACGGTGCCTATGCCACTGCCGGAACACGAAGATCGGCGCCTTCACGTCGAACGTGAACGTCACGGATTCCAGCGGACTGGTGTGGCCGTTCTTGATCAGGTAGTCGATCAGCTTTGCGTCGCTGCCAGTGTCTTCGCCAGCGCGCCACGCAGCGTTGTAGCTGACGCGTGCGGCGCGCGCGATGGATAGATCATTGCCCATGTGGTCTACGAGGCGCACACTGCCGTGGTCTAGTACTTTGATTTCGTTCATTTGGATTCCTTTGGGTTAAGTTTTTCGAGTTCGCGGACTTTTAAAATAGCTTCGTAAGCCGCTTCCGGGGTATCGAAAGTCCCTAAATACTTAAATTTTCCATCTAATGTAGTTTGGGCTTTCCACCTCCTTGGCGAGGATGCTTTTGTTACTCCGCAGTAGCCGCTAGTATTAGACGAGCGCGCCCGGCCTAGCCAGTAGTTCCCTATTTTTGCCTTCGTCTCAGCCTTAAGTTTCTTTCCTTTGTTTATCTTGGACAGCTTCTCCCGAGTCTCCTGGCTGCGCACCTTGCCTGCATTTTTGCCCTTCAAGGAAGCAGACATTTTCCGCTTGGTCTCGTCACTTAGAGGTACGCCACTTCGTTTACCCTTCTGCGCCGCTGACATCTTTGCGCGGGCGGCGGAGCTACGCTTTTTGCCCTTATTCCCTGTTGCGATGTTCGCTTTGTGCTCGTCCGTGAGTTTTCTCCCGGTTCGGATACCCCGCTGGGCTTCGCTCATTTTCGCTCGTGTTTCAGCACTTCTTTTCTGACCCTTATGCGACTCCGCGCGCCTCGCTTTAGTCTCCTCGCTCTGCACACTGCCCAGCATTCTCTGGCGGCACTTCTCTCCGAACTCCGGGCCGTGCTTCGTGCCCAACGCGCTCCCCGCTGTCATGTAGGAGTTGTACAGTTTCGACCTGCTGCGCGCGTCGATCTGCTCCTGCTCTCTGGCTATCAGGTCTTCTTTGGCGCAAAACGCGATCTTAGAGAAAACTAAGGCGTCTTCGCCGTACTTGTTGAACGCCCGCTGCAGACTTAGGCAGTGGTGTGCCCCCTGCCTCAAATGCCTGCGGTGCACCCTCCACCGGGCTTTAAATGATACGGCGCTTCCGACGTACTGCTTGCCGGAAGGAGACGTAATGGTGTAGATCCCGCAGTCAAAGTTGAGCACTTACACCTCCACGAAATTCTGAAAAACGCCCTCTGCCTGCGTCTCATGCGTAATTACGATCGTCTGCTCAAATCCTGCCGCCGCCGAAAAAGCCAGACACTGCAGCGTCCGCTCCGCGTCGCACGCGGCAAACGGCTCGTCAAGCACCATCATTGTCGCTCCGGGTACAAACACTTTCGCCAAAGCTATTCTTATTCCTAAGGCTAAGAGATCCAAGGCGCTCCCAGAATACGACGTGCTGGGCTTCCCATTGACGAGGAACGACTTACCCTCTCGCGTCACGATCGAAGGTTCACCGCGCATACGAGAAAGATATGTGGAGACTGACATCAAAATAGTGTTCCAAAGCTGATTAGCTACAACAGGTCGCGCCTGCCTCAAATCCGCGATCAACTTGTTGTGGAACTCGTAGATCGCCAGTTCCGCTTCCGTCTTTTCGAGCGCTGCCGTCAAGCGCTGCACCAGATCCGCGTGAGTCGCTTCGGATTGCTTCAGAGACTTCAACAAGCTGCGCTTGGCTCCCAAGTCTTCAGCGAGTTTGAACGCGCGCATGCGCTTTTCGTTGAGGCTCTGCTCGCGAGTAGCGATTTTGGCGCTGAGGCTTTCTTCGCTTTCCGTAGGCACCTGAGCCTGCACCGTCGCCAGATCCTGCTTGGCGGTATCGAACGCGACGCGCGCCGACGACGCAGATGTGGCGGCCGACGCGCGGTCCTTGTCCAAGTTCACCCGAGCAAGACGCTCGGACTTCAACGCTGCGATCGCTTTCGTAGCATCTTCAACGCTGTCCAAGATCTCGCCGCCGATCCACTTGAAGCGAAACGGCACATACGCATGATCGATCTCGAACAGGTCAGGGCGTGTGAGGGCGAGCTTGAACGTCGGCGCCTTCAGGATTGCGTCGCCAGCTTCTGCGTTCTCGCGCGCATCTCTGCGCTTTCCCTGCAACTCAGCCACGCTCACTACGTAACCAGCCACTTCATCGGAGGCCGCGTAGATCTCCCGGAGAAGCGCCGCGTTCTGCTCCTTCACCTGCGGAAGCTCGCTCACGTCCTTGCCGCACAGTCCGCACGCGCTAGACGTGGTTTTCTTGCTCTCGGCGACGGCGATGCGCTGACGCGCCGAGCTAATATTGAACTCCAGCGCACCTATCTTGGCGCTGTACTTCCGCTCGGCCTCGCGGTTCTCAGTGACGAACCGCTGCAGCGACTCGATGCCTTCATCCCACTCAGCTTCCGGCGCAGGCCACGCGTCAGCCGCTGCCTTGGCCTTCCGGCGCGCAGCGAAATCATCAGCACTACGTTGCTGCGTTTGCGCGGCTTCCAGGTCAGCCTCGATAGCTGACTCGGCGCGAGCGGCTTCCAACGCCGTTTCAGCCGCTTCCAGCGCACTTGCTGCAGTATCCATGCCGAAGATAGTTTGCGCGATGCGGCGCTGCGCGTTATCCAAGTTCGCAGCGTAAGTCGTGACAGATTGGAGCGACGCGCGGTCTCGGCGCAGGGATTCCTCGCCCGAAGCGATGCTGCTGTCCAACGCGGCCTTATCTGCTTCCATCGGCCCAATCGCAGATTCGCACTCCGCAATCGCTTGCGCGTAGCTGATGCCTTCCTGCGATTCTAACTGATCGCGGTCGGCGTTGGCGCGATCGACCAGTGCGACGGTAGAGCCGACCTTGCCGGTGGCTTGGATTTGGCTGATAAAAAATTCCACAATATCCAGACCACTAAGGTCTTCTATGAACTCGACCGCTTTCCCGGCTGCGTCGTCCAGTAGGCCGCCGATTTCCTTTTGCGAGGCAAAGTTCATTTTTTTGACGACATCGAGCGACGCGCCCATTTGCTCTGCAAACCAGGATGTCACTTCGTTCTGGCCGGTGACAGTCGGCGCTGCGGCGTCATGCGGAACGTAAATCTCGGCACCTGACTTGCCCCGCGTCGCGCGGATCTGCGTGCCCTGCAGCGTCATGATCGCTTCGACCTTGCAGCTTGATGGCTTGGCAGACCACATCACGAAGTCGTTGTTGCGGCACGCCTTCGCACCTCCTAAGACGTAGAGGAATCCTTCGATGATCGTCGACTTGCCGCCTTCGTTGGCGCCTCTTAATGACGTGTTGCCAGGGCCGAAGGTGACGGTCTTGCTGTCGAACTGGCGGAAGTTGGTGAGGGTGAGGGAATTTAGCATGTGGGTTCCTAGTCAGAGAAGCAGTCAGTAATGAAGAGCGCTGCGCAACACCCCAATATGCCGTAGCAGATAACTTCCAGTGCGCCGACACTCGGCCGGGCGCAGAAGTAGACGACCCCAGCTAGCGGGAGCGTCCCGGACAAGAGGCGGATAGACGTCCGAACGTCTCGGTCTCTGAGAGGGTTACGCATCACACACGCTCCTTCAACATCGGCCGCAGGTACTCGACCTGGTCCGCCGACAAGTTATCGAAAAGAAACTCCGTCACGTCAAACTGCTGCACTTGCTCGACGGCTTCGAGCGCCGACACGTCCAGCGCCCGGCCGTTGACGATGACCGCGTTGGTCACTACAAAAGCGCTATGCTTCTTGCGCAGCGTAGAGATCGCCTCCATCACGGCTGCGGCCTGCTCGTCAGTAGCCTCGCCTTTCACCCGCACGAACTGCGCTGTCTCGGGGATCTGGTCGAGTTTGGTCCAATCGCATTCGAAATAGCTGCCCTTGTCGGTCCAGGTGACGACCTCGCTGATCCGGCCAGCCTCGATTTGGAGGGCGCGCTTGTAGGTGTTATTCAGACAATCAGAAACCGAGCAGGGGAATTGATTACCAACGATTAGCACTCCGTTCGGGTGCGTGTTCTGCACATGCTCGTGTGCAAAAATAATACGCTTCACGCCCGCCGCCTCAAGTGCTGCACACTGTTCTTTCGTTATGTTGAGTGAATGGTCTGTCTGCGCAGCCATTCCATTGTCGTAATTACAGTGCAGGAACACGAACGGAGTCGGATCGCTGCGCACCTGCTCAATCCACAAATCGTGAATGTCGTTATTCGGCGCGTGCGGAACAACCCAACCCTGATCGGCTTCGTGTTCGCTCCAAGCGATCAGTGTCGGCTCGGTGATGACGACAACCCGCTGCGGGTAAGCATCGGCGAGCAGCGCGGCGAGCAGGTCGAAGCTGGAGAGTTTTGCCGTGTCTTTCGCCAAATCGTGATTGCCCCTAGACATGAACAGCGTGCGGATCGCGCCGGACTCCAGACGTGCGCATATAGCGCTGTAGACGCGCAGCAGCGCTGCGTTGGGGATCTGGAAGCCGTCGTGCAGGTCGCCGCCGATCAGCACGCATCCGTCTGTCGTCGGGATGTCGAGCAGATGCTCGAAACTTTCGTGAACGTATTCAAGTAGCATCGCCTGCGTTACAGGGGTGGTGCCGCCTGTGCGGTTCGGCGCGATGTGGATATCATTTATGAACAGCACTTTATAGTTTCCTTTGTGGGCGGGAACGAGGACCGATACTACTCGGTCCTCGCGCGAATGTCCACTACTAAGCGATTTCGCCACGCACCGCTGCGTCGCGCTGTGCGTAGACTTCCGGCAACGAATCAGCCACCTCCTTATCGCTGCGATACCAGTCCTCCACCATGCGCGGCAGAAACAGCGAGTGCATCGGGTTGCTCGCGGACGGCGCCGTGACTTCGTTGAACCGCACGGCCCAGATGCGGCCTAGGAACGCTGATCGGTCCGCGTCAATAGCGTCCCGCAGCTTCTCGTTCTTCACTGCGACGTTCACGTTCAGCAACCCATCGCGCGTCTCCATACGCACGCGTCCGGCACGCCCTTCGTTCTTCGTGCCCTCCTCGCCGTCAAGGATCTCCCTAGTGATCAGGTCGACGTCCACTTCAAGCTTCAACTTCACGACGTCCTTGTTACCGCTCTTGGTATCCTTCCAGAACCCGGCGCCGTTCTTGAGCACAGTGCCCTCTTTGCCCTCGCCCTGCAGGCTCGTGCAGTGCGCATAGGCACCTTCTAGTGAGTGGACGATCGTAGTAGGAATGAGGCGTATAGACGTCACCGAGTAGTCTCCTAGTTGCCTGACCAGCGCTCCGAATCGCTCGCGGTACGGCACCCTGTACTCTCCCTTCGGCTTCACGAATTCCAGCGGGATCTGGTCCCAAGCGAAGAACACCGGCACCTCGTTCTCAGCGAAGGTTCCGCCCGACAACGCGCTGTTCAGAATGCCGTTACCGATCGCGCGCTCAGCGACTGCACCGTCGACCAGCACGAGGATTTCGCCGTGCGTTTGCGTGCCTTTAACCAGCGCGAAGCGTGCGTCGGCCGCGATGCCCGCAAACTGCTCAATCGGCAGTTCGTTCCCGGCGCGCGTCGTCAGCCGCACGACGCCCGCGTGATCGTGATCGACGTTCGTGAAGGCACCGTCAGCCTTCTGCTGGCTGAACGCGCCCGCGTTCCAATCCCATTCGCTAAACTTGGCATCTGCAGGCAACACGCAGCGCATGTAGGGGAACGACCGGATAAGTCCCTTCGATACCTTGTTGACCGTCTCGGCGCCGAAGCCCGCGCGCAGGTCTTTCTTGATGACCCGCCAGAACAACTCGGAGGACTTAGGCTCAAGGCGCTCCATCTCGTTGACGACCGCAGCGATGGCGTTGTCGCCCGTCAGCCTTCGTGCTGCCAGCCCGGCGATGATCTCCCACGTGTTGTCGTCAAACAGGCCGTCACCGTTCGTTACGGTCAGCGGTCGATTGCTGATGTTGTAGCTGACGAGTGGGTCGAGAGCTGCGACGAGCGCGCGCTTGATCACGGCGCGGTTGATGATGGCTGCGAGCAGTGCCTGCTTCTCGTTCTTGCTGCTGGTTGCAGCGATCTGTTCGATTGCGTCGAATGCCTGGAGTGAGTTCATGTGGGTTCCTTGCGGGTCAATAAGCGATGTACGTCTGCTCTTTAGCGCGGGTTATCGCCACGTATTGAGCAGTCATGAAGAGAAAGTTCGATTGCATTCCCATCAAGTCGGGAAGATCCACCAAACCATACTCCAGAGACGCGCCTTGAATCTTGTAAACTGTGGATGCGTAGGTATGCCGAATTTCTGAAAAACTGTTCCGGTAGGCCCATGCCGCGTTGCGTGCTTGTGTGCGCTTGTCTCGCAGCGTCTTGTCGCTTGGTTCTCGCCGCATAGCGTGGTCAATCTGGTTTACTTCGTCAAATAGCTTCGACGCTTGGTGCCTGAACGCAGTCATTAGCTTCGGCGTATAGACCAGCACCGAGTTGCCCAGATCGTCGCGCATCACGATCTGGTAGACCTTCGTGTTGACGTATGTCGGGTGCGTCATCAGTTCGACATCTTCAATAATGAACTCTTCGCTGCTGGCGATACTGACTTCCTTCCCTGTGTCCAGACTTTCGCCTTTGCAGGCTGACTGCACCAGCACGCGCTCTCCGATAACGAACATCGAGTTGCCACAGTTCGGGTAGAGATCGAAGTGGATGCTCTCATTGCACGACAGCACGTTTCGATTCGTGTAGCAGATGATCCGCGCATCGACGCCGTCACGCTGCAATTCCAGCGCTTTCTCACGCAGACGGCTGGTGCCGCGAATGAAGCAGTCGGCGGGAAGAAAATCCATTAATTCGCTGGCCTGCACACGATCCTCGCGGCTAATGGATTGCATGATGCGCTGCGCTTCGCGCTCGGTCGGCGCGGCCAAAATCTCGTCCACGCGACTACGCTTTCGGACGTGCATAGATGCCGCGATAATCGGGTTACCCTCGGTCTGTCGCACGATCTGGCGCAACATCGAGCCTTGAGGCAATCTGAATGCCTTCGATACGGACCCCTCCATCACCGAAGGGATCTGTGCGGGGTCGCCTACCATCAATACGAGGCACGCCCCCCGCGATGCTTGCACTTCGCGAAGCAGGACTTTTGCGTCTAGCATCGAACATTCGTCTATGAAGAGGAGATTGAACTGGTCTAATGCCGACTGTCCGGTGCTGGCGATCGACATCGTGCCGTCGTCGTTTTCGGTCATTCTCATCCCCAGGACGGAGTGAAGTGAGCGGAAGTCGGCTGCGACGACGCGCGATTTGGCGTACGCGCGGACCTTCTCCTGCACCACGCCGACGGCACGATTCGTCGGGGCGGTAACGACGATATTCCAGTTCTTCTCGCTCAGGTCAACGATGATCTTGGACGTGAGCGTGGATTTGCCCGAGCCGGAGTAGCCCTTGAGGACGTAGAAGTCATCCTGGTTATCGAAAAACCATTCCTCAGCGCCTGCGGGCAGCGGGAACTTCGGCTTCTTGTACCGAAGATCGATCCCGTCCGGCTGCTTCTTGCGCGGGTCACGCGCGTCCAGCCAGGCCATGATGGCGTCATAGGCCGCCTGCTGGTCCTCGTTGAGGGCGATAGATTCAGCCGCAGAAGCGGCAGTTTGTTCGGTCATCAAATTTCTCCTGGTCGATCCGCTGATCGGCCGTGTATGCAGCGTTGGGTTACTTGCAAAGCAGGTCGTACAGTTTCTGGCGGAACTCGGCTTGCGCAGCGACTACCTTCTCAGCGATGTCTTCCGGTACTCCCTCAAACACGTCGCGTTGACCGTCGCTGATACACACGGTCCCGTCACCCCACCAACCGAAAACCGTATAGATTCCGACAGCCTCGTCGACGTACTTCTCTCGCATCGGTAGTTTCATGGCGCGTCCTTACGGAACTCGTCCACAGCCTCCGGCTTGTTAAGTACGTCTACAGCCTGCGCACTGTTTTCTTCGAGATGCTCCCATTCGTGGATTTCTTCAGTCAGCTTCTCAAACTCCTCCGACTCCCACGGCTCGTCGAGGGTGTCACATAGATAGTTCGCACGGGCAATCCCCGCCTCAAACTGCTCTTTAGAGTTAAACGACATCCCAATCCCCAAAGTTAAGGGCATCCTCTCGGATGCCCTCTGTAGAACGCTTTCGCGTTACGGTTTACGCATTAAACAGGTCTTTCAGAGCGAAGTCAAGCGCATATTCAGCCGATTCGAACCTCGGGAACGCTGTCGTCAACCAACTCGGCACATCGTTGTCGAAGAAGTGCTGGATCGGAACCACAGCCCATACGCCGATCGGGGCGTGATGGACGAGGACGGCTGTGACAGCGCCTGCGAGCGAGTGCCGGTACAACCGAGCGACTGCGTCGCGCGAATAGTTCTTCTTCGGCAGTCGTTCGGCGCTTTGCACCTCCTTGACTTCCAGGATGCCGTACCGCCCCGCGTAAGTCACTCGGAAGTCGCCGGCCACTGGCGTGAACCGTCCACCTGCTGCGTGCGCGTCAGGGATACGCTCCCAGTGAAACGCGACGCCCCGCCGTTCAGCTAACCGCTCGCAGTACTTCTTCACAGCGCCCTCAGCCGTCTTGCCGCGCCCGGCCAGCGCCTTCTTCGCCTTGTAGTCGGTGAATGCGGTTGCGTCGCTCATTGTTTGATCCACTTTGCCATTCGGTTGTGGAGCGGGACGAAAAACTGGTTCATGGCGTAACCAGTCCTGCCGATCTTGAGAAGCGCCCACGCGACAGGCCATAAGGCCCGTTTCACGCAGCCCTCCGTACACGTTTCTCATAGTCTTCCTGGCACTCGGACAGCCCATCCCCCAGCGCTGCGCAGAACAGCTTGCCTGGCTCCAAGTCAGCTTCACAGTTGTGGCACATGCAGATGGGCGCGAGTTGCGGGCCGGTATTGCGCCGTACGGCCGCCAAGCGGGCGCTGAGTTCGAGTTGAATGGTTTGATCTGCGTTATCTGCTATGTCGGACATTTAAATTCCCCCGGTTACTGTTAAATTACGCCGCTGCAGTTTGTGGGTAGTGCTGTGGGAACAATTCCCGCAACGCGCCCTCAATAGCTTCGGTCGTCGGTTGATCGCCAATTTCGATCAACTCTTTGAAGTTTAAGCCAATTCCGATGCTGGACTCAATCGGAATAAACATGTCGGCGTAACGCTGTGTCATCAGCGCGTGCAGTTCTTGGGTGAACGCAACGAGGTCTTCCCGACCGCAGGAGAATACCAACTCGTCATGCACCACAGCGATAAACTCCACGTCGTACCTGACGAGCAACTTCGCGCGCCAGATACGGCCCATAGCCAACTTGGTCATCTCAGCGCACGACCCCTGGATCTCGAAGTTGACCGCCTGCCGCTCGGCGCCGCTGCGAATACCCCAGTCGGCAGAAGCAAATGCTTCGTCCAGATGGCGTCGGCCGCCCAAACGTGTCAAGGCGTAGCCGCGCTTTTTCGCGATCGGGATGACATCGTCCTTCTTCCATTCTTCCGCACGCCAAAACGTCGCGTGCTTCGCGTCGAGATAGGACTGTGCCTCTTCCTCCGGGACCATCAGCGTTTGCGCCATCTTCGGGGCTTGCGCGCCGTACTCGCTCGCAAAGTTCGTTGTCTTGGCCTTGATGCGCGTCGCCTTGACCTGCGCATGCAGCAGGTGGTCTTTATTGTCGATCGCTTCTGCAAACACCTCGTAAGACATCTCAGCGTTGATCTTCTTCTGCGCAATCGATACGCCTGTGAGGTGGTGCATATCACGTTTGTTCTCGCCCACGAAGCAGGACGTCATCGCCTCGTCGCCTGATGTGTCAGCGATCACACGTAACTCCTGAGCCTTGAAGTCGAGTGCTACAACTACCGCGTCTTTGTGATGCGATTCGATGTTCTGACGGAAATCCCCCTTGGTCTTCGGCCACTGCGCTTTGTTCGGCTTATTCGGAGCAAAGCGCCTGGTCGCGGTCATGCACTGTCCGTCCGATCCGTGAATGCGGCCGGTCTTCCAGTGCTGCAGATAGCGGTAGGGCTTATAGAACAGTTTGCGGCGGGTTGCCACAGCCCGCATCGTGTGCAGTGCATCGAGCACCTCCACAGCCGCCGCATGCGTCTCGTTGTCATAGAACTTCGCTGAGGCGATCGCGAGTGCATCTGACTTTGGCGAACCTACGGCGCGGCTCCCATGCGCTGCCTTCTCCGCTGCGGTTGGCCGGTTGCGTACGCGAATCGGCAGCGCCATCGTCTCATACAGCAGCTTCTGCATCTGCTTCGGGCTGTCGACGTTCAGGTTCGGCTCGCCCTTGAAGAACTTGCGGGCGTAGGCTTCGACAGGTTGCGTGTCGCCGTTCGCAGTGGTTGCTTGCAAGTACAATTCGCCCAGCGTCTCGCCGCCGTCCTCAGCGGCCATCAGCGCCGCCAGCTTGGCTGGCGTACGTGTCTGGCTCTTGAACTCCCGACCAGTGACGACTTGGAAGATCTGCTTCATGCTCGCGGGTTCGAGCGTCACTTCAGGCAACTCTACGCCATCCCATTTCTGTTCAATCAGGTAAGCCCGGACCTTCTCCCATGCAGCCTCGTGCAACTTGTCGTCCTCGCGCTCTTGCTTACGCATCGTCTCGCGGTTGAATTTGAAGCCAGTGACCATACCAGCCGCGACGAGGTACGCTGCATCGATCTCCACTTCCCGGTACAAGTCGAACGTTCCCTCCAATTCCAAGATGGTCTGGTAGTGGTTGCGCAGCGCTGATGTGACGATCGTGTCGTCCGTGCCGTAAGCGAAGACTTCCTGCGGCGTCAGTTCGTTCATCTTACGGCCCTGCGTCACTTCCTCGTAGCTGACCTGCTCGTAGTCTAGCCGCAGCTTCGCCTGTGCTTTCAGACCCACCCTCACGTTCTCGTCGACGTAAGACGCTTGGAAAATCGTGTCATCAATCCGGGGCAGAAAGCCACAGTCCCAGTCTGGGTTCTCGCCTATGTAGTCGATCAGGTTGAGGAAGAACACGACCAATTCGAAAGACGAGTTATGGACGCTGTACCGGATCTCGCGATCGGACTTGATCAGCTTGTCCAAGAACAGGTAAAGCTGCTCCGGCGTGATGTTCTTGTCGGTCTCGTGATTTACGGTAAAGTAAAGCGTGTGCTGCTGGTTGTCGCCGAACGTAATGCCCATCCCCGCGATAATCTGCGCGATGATGTCGATTCCCTTTGGCGCGTCTTCCTCGTCCTGGTCATTGACCGCACGCAGCCACTCATCGCTTTCCTGGGGCGTGAAGGACTCCAAGTCGATCGATACCCAAGGAGATTGCCGAATTCTGGCCCACACGTCGCTCGCCATAAGCTGCGCGAAGTTGCCTGCATGGATGATGCGACGCTGCTGGTAGAGCTTGTCGAAACGCTCGTCGGGATGCTCACCTTCTGGCTTCTCCAGCGTCATGCCGGGGGACCAGACCAGTTTCTTGCCCGGCACGTTGACGAGGTGGTCAAGGAAGCCTGCTGCCCGGTAGCAGCGTCTTACCGTGTCTGCTGAGTCGAGGATCTTCTGCAGCGGCTTTAGCTGTTTCGCGTCTTCCTTCAGTTCGTCCCACTCGCCCGCTTCGATGATCTTTTCGAGCGCTCTGAGGCCGTCCTCTTCGCAGGCTACGTAGAGATCGATAAAGCCTTTGTCGCCGACGCCTTTAGCGCCGGGCAACTTGTCGCTATCGTCGCCAACGATAGCCTTATAGAGTCGGATGAACTCGAACGGGAAAGGGCCGTAGGGGTTCTCGTCGACGTTGACAGCCTTCGACTGGTAGCGAAGGCTGCAGCCTTCGACGTCTGCGAGCGCAAATGAATCTCCGTCGTCCATCACGACGACCCGCTCGCTCTTCAAGTTCCTCGCGAGATAGGCCACCACATCGTCGGCCTCTAGGCCATCCTGCTTGACAAATGTTGAACCGAGGCGCTTGAAGAAGGTCTGTACCCACTCCTCCAGTTTGTTGTATTCGTCCATCTGCTGCTGCGGACGCGGGGCGCGTTGTTTGTAGCCTGGAAAGATGTTACGGCGAATTGCCGTACCGTGGTCCCCCTCAAGCACGAAGATGATGTCGATCGGCGCTGCGTTCAGGTCCCTCAACGTCGCGCTGACGCTGTTCAGGAACTTTTCCCGACCGTACTGCCAGCCATTGACCTGTACGGTCTTTCCTTCGAATTCGACTTTGCAGCCGAATTCCTTGTCGACTCCGGCGAAGTAGCAACGCTTGAGCACGCTGCTAACGTCGTAAATTACATGGCGGCGGTTACGCATTTTTGGACTCCTGCTCACGCAACATCAACTCCAGCCGTGCCAAGGCGTTCCACGCGAGGTGGGCGGCGTGCAGCAGCGCTGTGTCCTCGTCACACTCCTCGATGTTTTCCTTCAGCCGATGCCGATCCATCGCGTCGGTATAGCGTGCAACGCCGTTCTCGACGCTCTGCCAGCCTCCGTCCGTATACTTGTTCGCCCCGTAGGTGCCGACTTTAGCGACTTCCATCAGCGCCCGCGACATTTGCGTGATAATCAAGGACGGCCGCGTCTTGCCTGCGTCCAGCTTCGCCCCGGGCGCGTGGGGATCGAGGCCGTTAGGGTCGCGCTCAGACCATATCGTTGTCTTGGGTGTAGCCCAGTGTGCTATCAAATCTTCGCTGGATAACTTGTTCATGGTCTGGGCTATAGCGCCAGCTAGAAATGTGAGGCCGCTGGTCCCTAAGGCGTCTCTCTGTGCTTCTTCGTTATTCATGGTCTTTGAGGTGGGTTATGGAATGGGCGTTCTTTTCAACTTTCATGTTCTACGCAGGGCTGCCGAGCCTCGCCAAGCGCACGATTGAGAATCCGCGAACCGGGCTGCAATACTTGGGGTGGAGCGTGGCCCGGTTCGCTCTGCTGTCTAATCTGGGGCCGTGACTTCTGGCACTTCACCACCGAATTCGGAAGCGACGAAGGCGCGCATCGCTGCGATAAGTGGCGAGGTTCCTGGCATCCCCTGGCTGCAGTCAGAGTCTATGACCCCCAGATCCGCGTCATAGTACCCGTGCTCGTTACTCCCGGGATGCGCAGCGTAGAACTGACCTGCGTCGGCCCATACAGCGACGCGCTGCTCTTCAATGATCTGGCCGCCTTGTACCCAGTTCGTCGAAGGAGTCCAACAAGAACGCTTACATACGAACCGCTCGAACGGCGCTTTATCCGCTTCGTGATACCAAGCATCGACTGAGTCAGCCGGGTAATCGATCCACCCCAACGCCTTCGCCACCCAGTAATCGAGCAGCGGCCCTTCCAACTCAGAGACTCTCATCACAACTCCTTCAGCGCGCGCCGCATGTTCCAAGACAGCGAATCGCATTTGTTCAGCAGCCAATCTACATAATCGTCCGGCAGATCCGAAAGCTTCGTGCCTTTGTGCTTCCCGAAGCCGATCGTCGTCGGACGCTGCATCATGCAGCTTTCCAAGATGTGCCACGAAGTCTTCTGCAGCATCCTGTTGATCAGTTCCTGCGTCGTAATGCAGTCGCCGAGTGCTGAGTGAGCCAACGACTTGCCCAGGCCCAAATGCTCGCGCAGGAAGTCCAGAGAGTGCTTCGGCGCGTCGACGAACACGCGCGCAGCTTTCAACGTGCAGCCCACCTCCAGCGACGACGGGTAGACGCCGTCGAGGTACTGCATGTCGTAGCTCGCAAAGTTGTGTCCGACCACGAGCGCGAACTCGTTCTTCGTCAGTTTCAACGCTGCGGGAAGCACGTCCTGCAGCGAAGGCGCGTCTTTGACCATCTCGTCAGTAATGCCGTGTACCTTCATGGCTCCCATCGGGATCGGGATGCCCGGGTTGATCAGGCTCTCGAAACGCTCGACTTCTACGAGGCGGTTGTCCTTCAGGTCGCACAGGATATGCGCGTATTCGACAATCCGCGCGTCCGGGCCGAGGCCGCTTGTTTCGGTATCCGCAACGAAGATTTTCACATTGTTTCCTAGTTTCGTAGGGCAAAGAGAAACCCGGCCGAAGCCGGGTCCAATCAAGCGCTTACAGATTAACCAAGGTCAACCGGCGCCGTCTTCCCGTGCGATGGGATGACGTTGAAGTAGCTCTTACCGTTCGCGTTCTTCGCACGTTCCGTGGTGAATCGAACGACAGGGTGTCCTGACGTCTCAACGATACGGCCCATGCGCGCAGCGATGCCGCGATTCATGACGTACGAATTGAACTTGTCCTTCGACTGCGGAGCCAGTTGCAGCGCGACTATTTCGTTCATGTGTTCAAAGCCAGCCTCCTCAGCGTCGAGTGCGATGCCGTACAGCATTGTGTACTCTTTGACCGAGGCATTCTCGAAGCCGAGGCTGCGCAGATGGTCCTTGTACTCCTCGACCGTCTTTCCGCTCCACTCGTCGTCGTCGCCCGCAGCCTTGATCGTCTTGCCGTCGTCGGAGAACCGCACCAGTTTCTTCGACGCTTCGTCATCAGAGCCGGGTGCCACATTCCACGTCGGGCCGTAGCTGACCACTTGGATTTCGATAAATTCGCCCGCGTCCTTGCCCTCAGCCGAAGCGATATGGCCCGAGTCAACGCGCAGTCGCGGGAAAGTTTTGTACGTAACGTCGATTCCGTTCTTGGCGAACGCGTCCTTCAGATCGGCGAGCGGGTTGACGAAGTTCTTGCTGCTGGAGAACATCGTCTTGAGCGCGCCACCCTCAGTACGGGCGATGACGGCGGTAGACTTCGCCGGTGCCTCTTGCTTTGCGACGACTTCATCCTTCACCGCCGCAACTTCCGGCTGCTTCTCTACAACCTTCGGCTCGTCCTTTTGCACGTCGGCGCGCGTCACCGTCTTGACTACTTCCTGGGCAACTTCGGCGCCTTGACCTTCTTCCTGCTCGAATTCCGGTGCTGCGGAGGCTGCTTGATCGGCTGCTACGTGCTTCGATTTGATGATGCCCATTTTAGAATTCCTGATTCACGGTTAAGGTTTAATGTGTGCTGCTTTGTGTCTTCACGCCGTCAGCACAGGAACTACTTTACTACTCGAAAACGCTTTGTGCAACTACTTTCACGCTTTAAATGCCCCCAGCCCATACTCCTCTAACGCAACGGCCGACAAGCGCACGACACGCGGCGCGTTCGTGCCTTTGTTCAGCGGCGTGTCAGGGGGTGCGACTTCCTTCTTCAGCGAGGACGACTGCAACGCTGCGAGGAACGTATCCGGGTCAGGGAATGCAGGAACCTGGCTGCGACGAGAGACGGCCGTGCGGTAGCGCAGATAAAACGCGTCGACATCGATATCCAAGTCCAGACCCGCGCCTGCGTATTCGTACTCAATCCCATGGCGCACGTTCCATTCAGCGTCCAAACTGTCCTGATGCGAAATCGTGACCATGAAGCGCAGCAGTTTGACGATTTCGGGCGCGGCCACAAGCGACGCGTAGTTGTTCGGCTCAATCAACGCTAGACGCAGGTCGGTCAAACGCTGCTCAAAGCGCTCGGCGTATATCTCAGGCATGTGATGCTTCAGCACCATGCCGAGAAACCCCAAGCCTGAGAGCGCGACGCCTGCGTTATAAACGATCCGGCTATTGCCCGACCGGGCCAGCTTCTCGTTAGCGACTTCGTGGCTGCGGGCGATCAGGTGCTTCAAGCTGTCCCGCTTGGACGCAGCGGTGCCGAGCAAGAGCAGCTTGCCGATCGCAGCCATCACCTGCGGATTAGCTGCCAAGGTCTGAAACGCAGCGTCCGCTTTGCCTGCGCGCGCCGCTTTGCTGAACGGTACCGAGATCGTACGCTCCTGAATCGCGGTCTCGGACTCCGCCGTCTCGGTCGTAAAGCACAGCGGCGTCGTCTTCGTGTCCATCGACAATTCCGCCCACTGGCCCGGCGCGCTGGACCGTGCATCGCCGCCGCCGCGTGGCGCCTGGAACGCGGGCGTGTACATCTCGTGAATCGTCATGCGAAAGTCGCGCACCGCCTCCAGCGACATCTTGGTGGGCTTGAACTCGTCGACCAGCATCGGAATGGTGCTCGATCCGCTGAACATCACGCGCCGCCCATAGGCGGACCCTTGCGACGCATTCATGGCCTTAGGCTCTTCCTTGGCGTAGAACATCTTGAGCAACTGCAGGAATAGCTGCGTCTTGCCTGCGCCCGACTCGCCGTACGCTTGGAGAATGGGGAACGCCCCGTGCAGCGCGACATGCAGCGGTTTTTGCCAGCAGGCGACGAACCAGCCGAGCGTGGCCGCCACGGCGTAATCCGAATTGTTGAAATTCAGCAGCGCTTCTACCACGTCCGCCGCGTTGTCGAACTCGTTGACCTGCGCCGCCGCCATCACATCCGACTTGTAGTTTCCCGCCTCGCTGCCGGTCGATCCCCGGAACCGATAAGTGTTCTGCGAATCGTGCGCCCAGCAGCCACTCGGGCTGCACCAGATCATCTCCTCGCCTACCAGGTTAAAGCCTTCCTTGGCAAGCGCGTAGACTTTCCCATTCTGCCTAGCGTGCTGCATGATGAGTGCCAATATTGCTCCTGCTTTGGCGGTATCCATCCGAGGGGCAGTGGCGCCCTTGGCTGCCAGAAATCCTTTGAACCGATCCCCGGATGTAAAGATACCGTGGTCTACGTTAATCTCCTGCGTGACGC